ATGCAAAAGCCCCGCCCCCGCCTCGAAGTCATCTACCTTGCCCTGCAGCAGCTCCGTTCGCGCGATATCATCGGCAAAATCGGCCGGCGCGAATACACCGAGTACGGAGATGACAACGCGCTCCTCCAGGAGCTGGCCAAGATCGTGGATGAAGGCCTTCAGGAAGAGATCGATCGCCGGAAATCAGGGCGTCCGTAGTGCAAGCGCACCCTCACTCTTCGGGCTATTCTCCGAGGAAACACAACAGGATGCGGGATTTGGACTATTTTCCTGCAGCGGCCATCTTCAGCTTCAGGAAAACAACGCACGCTTCGGACGGTCCCCTGCCTTTCGGGCCGAGCCATCCACTCACAACCGGCCTAGAATATCGTTTCCCGGTCAATTCACCCAACTGTTCGGCCAGATCATCCCGGTTGATGCCGAGCTTTTCCATTGCTTCGAGAGCTTCTTCGCGTGTCATGGGCCGCAATATAGCCCCGCGCGAGAATTCTGCAAACGCTTAATCTTTTTTCTTGCGCTTCAGTTCAGCAAACGCTAAATAAAAAGCGTCGGCAGGGATGAGGCCGGAAGGCGCCGAGCGAACACAACCCTTCAGATGTTTGAAAACGAGGATGACGATCGGGACCGGAGAGGCCGTCAAGGCGTCTTGTCCCGCCCCGATGGGGCGCTGGCGGATCGCACCCGCCAGACACCGCGCATCAAAGCGCTGACTTACTGGAGAAGTCACCATGTCAGATACTACAACCTCCACACGCTTTCTCAACGCCTTCTATGGCCGCCGGTTCACGGCGGTCGCGATCATCGCAGCTTGCTGCGCATCGGCCTCCCTGAATATCTGGGGCGGCACGATGATGTTCCCGAACCTGATCACCTCGATCGTGTTCGGCGTAATGATCGCCTGCGGCGAGTTCATCGCCGCTACTGCGCTCCGTCACATCGTGGCGGACTTTGAGAACAACCGGTACTGGAAGGCCCGCCTCGGCTCGCTGATCCTGGCCCTCGCCATCACCGGCTGCGTCATTTCCGGCCACAAGGCTTTCAGCACGCTGTTCCTTGAGGCTGACGCAAACTACACCGCCCTGCAGAAGCGGGCAGAAACAATTCAAAAGGTCGCTGACGAGTACGCCGCCATCTACGCGGCCGACGACAGCGAAATGAACGGCAAGCGGTGGGAGCTGCGCCAGCGGAACGCTGACCGCGCTGCCCTCGATGTCCTCAAGGCGAAGCCGCCGAGCGAGGCCGTCATCTACGTGATGCTGGCCTTGTTCGAGATCACCAAGATCGGCGGCCTCTACGCATTGGCAACCCCGTCCTCGCGGGGGCTCACGCACCGCCAGCGCAAGGCGCAGACACGTATCCAGAAGATCAATGATGCCAAAGCAGCCATCCGGTACGAGCAGCAGCTCAGAGCGGCGATGGCAGCAGAAGACGACGACAACGTCATCGACATCAAACGAGCCAAAGCGTGAACTAAAGCCCCCGCGGTCTCAGGACTTCGGGGGCTTCTTTTTGTCTGGATTTCAGGCACAAAAAAATGCCCCCCACCCGAAGGCAGGGGGCAAGTGCGCCTGACGCACAAAGGGAGGAAACTCGCGTCAGGTCGATTTCTTCGTCGCGGGCTTCCGGGGTGACTTGCGGGTGGGCTGCGGGGTTTGCTCCAACCGTTCGACGTATTCCTTCAGGTGACGGACCTCCGTTTCGAGGGAGGCGATCATCACCTTCATGTCGCTGATCGTATTGTGGAACTCATCCCGCTCGAGCCGGAGCGCCTTGATGACGCCCTCGGCACTGGCGCGCCCGCGGATCGCAGGCAATGCCACCAGCCAGTGATTCAGCCCGCCACCGCACAGCATGAAGCCCAGCATCGCCATCACCACACCGAAGGGTGAGTTGATGACCGGTTCGACTTGCGGCCAGCGCATCACGACAAATGCGCAGAGCCCGCCGAGTGCCGAGATCAGCGTGATGGCCTGTATCCGGAATCTGATGTGGACGGAGCCGTCCGCATCGTTTCCGGCGCTCTGGTTCTTCTGCTGCCCCATAGTGCCGCCCCCTTAGTCCTTGACCACGCAGGCCATGAGACGGTCAGCGGACGCCTGTACGGGCGCCCAGACGGCCAGGTATTCATCCAGCGGGATATCAGGATCCTTGGAGAAGCCGTCGATGATCCCGCCCGTGTTGGTGCCGACGATCCGTCGTGCAGCAAAGCCCGCCAGATAGACGCGGTAGCCGGTAGGGTTGTCCAGGCCAATCGCCCGGCCAGCATCGGAGAGCAGATCAGGAAGCTGCGTGGTCACAGCCTTCACGTCGCCGCGAGCACAGAACTTGCCGGTTGCAGGATCCGTTTGCAGCGCGCCGTCGATGACGACGCAGTTAGCAGCCGAGTCCGCATAGGCGCCGACGATGGAGCGCACCTTCGGGCCATACTCGGCGATCACGGCTTTGGTCTCCGGCTCGAGGATGCCGATCTCACAGAGGTCTGCCAGGTCGGAGATGGCCGGGCCGACATCCGCCTGAACAATCGCAGCCGCCTGACGGGGCGTGTTGTCCTTGTCGCGGACGGAAGGGAGTGCCTGGATGGAGGCACATGCGGCCATCGACAGCGACATCACTGCCACGGCCATCAGTTTGAGAAGTTTCATGGGATTGCCCTTTCTATGGGTAGAGGTTCCCGTGCTGAGCCATCATCAGATCAGCGAACAGGAGCCCGAGGAGGATTGAGAGTGCGAGGAGTGCGGCGACGATCAGGATTGCCTTGAGCGCGCGACGCATGGCCTTCACGCGGCCTGCTTCATGGCAGGGGGCGCACCACCCGCACGAGCCATGATCATCGCCTCAGCGCGGCCGAGGGCCATCGCAGTGGCGAAACTGGTGACGCTAAGGAGCCGGCGCATCCAGCCCTTCCCGAACGTCCGGAAGGTCGAGAGGTCGAAGTAGAACCAGAGACGCGTGTTCCCGACCTCGTTGATCAGATCAAAGACGTTGATCTTCGAGGCGGCAGACAGCGTCTTCGGCCCCATCATGCCGTCGACCTGGATGTGGATTCTGCCCAGCTCGTTCACGGCCTTCTGCAGCATCCGCACTGCCCGGCCAGGACCGGAGTTGACGGAGATGTCGAAGACAACGAAGTCGAGCCCGCCCGGCAGCTCGTCCGCCCGGACAGGGCTCCAATACCAGGCGTGATAGAGCGGCATGATCTGGTCGATGGAGAGGGAGCGCATCTCCTCGTCGGAGACCTCCTTCACCTTCCGGCCGGTCCAGCGCGCCCACGTCTTCTTCGTGACACCGCGCATGGTCACGCCGCCCGGATCGTCCGGATGGTTGGCGTATCCACCCTCGTGAGACAGTGTCTCCGCGAGCGCGATCTTGAAGTTGGGGGAGTAGATTCTCATGGGAGTGGCACCCCCTTGCTCTTGAGGTAGCTGGTGGCCGCGAACTTGACCGCCATGAACACAGCCTTCCGGATGCCGGCGCCGCGTTCGTGATAGACCGCCTCCCGACCAGCCACCCGCTCGACCAGGTCGGCATTGTCCGGGTCGATGCGGGTGATGCGATCGGGGAACGCATGGCGCGCAAACTCGACACCCATGAACGCCACCTCGCGGTGCGCCCACTTCACGCCGAGGTCTTCCATCGCCGACTTGTAGAGGAGGTTGGCTTCCTTCAGGGAGATGAGCCTGCTTTCGAGTGCCCAGTCATGGATTGCCGCCGGTCCCCACCACTGAGGGTGCTGAGGCTGCCAGAGCCGGAGCGGACGGGGCAACGAGTGGATGTCGAAGACGAAGCCTTCCGGCACCTCAAAGTCGCGGTACCAGAGCTTCCGCAGGATGCGGTATTCCGGACGCCCCTGCCGGAGCGTTCCGGTTTTCTCGACCTCGGTCGGGTGGAGCACGAGGCCTTGAGCCACCTCCACCGTCGCAGGCCGCACGTAGTGAGGCGTCCAGAGCATGGCGATTACCCCACCGGCGTGTGCGGAGGCGGAGCGGACGGCCGGGGCAGACCATTGTCCGGAGCCGTCGACGGTGCAGGCTCCGGGGTTGGTGCTGGCGCTGGCGCCTGCGCTGCAGCGAAGTCGTCCAGGACAAACTGAAGTCCGTTCTCGGACAGCACCTCGCCGATCTGCTCGCGCAGCTCAGCGTACTTGGCGATCACGTTCTGATGAGCTGCGATCGCTTCCTGCTCGGCCTCAGCGATCTTGACGATCAGGCCTTTGACCTTCGGGCTCTCCTTTAGGCGCTGAGCCAGCAGCGGGATCATGCCCTGCAGGGCCATGTTGATCAGGACTTCGTTGTCCGCCTTGTTACCTAGCAAAGACATAGGGTTTGCCTCCTTCAGGGGCATCTGGGGTGGGTTTCCGGGTGGTGGAGTGGTGAGCCGGCCGACGTGTCAGGCAGGCAGGGTTGGCGCGACAGCATCGCGCACGGTCGCCGCTTCTCCACGAAGCTCGTGGTGTTGGAGTGTGGCGATCAGGTGAGCGGCCCCGCAGAGGATTCGACGCCCCTGCTCATCAAGGGAGTCGACGTCCTTCAGAGCGTTGAAGACACCGACGATGCGGGAGACCGGGGATATCGTACCGACCGCCGCGCTATAGGCAGGATTACTGACCGCCGGGGTGTACCCATTGATCATGGTGCTGAGCTCGGTGAAGACGGTCGGGTAAGTCATTCTGCCGGCACATCCTCTGGTGCCGGCTCAGCCGGAAGCGTCGGAAATACGGCCGCGAACACTTCGAGCGCTTCCGTGGGAGGCTTGACCCACCCGTAGGTGATGCACAGCTGCGCGGCGCCGCAGAGGATCTGGCGGCCTTCGTCATCCAGGCCTTCAACGCTCTTCAGTGCTTCGAAAACCTGAACTGCCATGTTGCGGCCAGACGCATTCGCGGTCGCCACCTCATAAGCGTCAACACTTCCGGGAACATTCGGCAGGTATGCGGACGCCACCGCCTTGAATTCTGTCACGTTCTTTGGGTAGCTCATTTTGCCATTCTCCACTTCACCTGGCTGGGTACTTGCCGGGCTTCTTCTGTAAACTGATAAGGCCCCGCCCCTGGCCGATAGATATGATCTGTGAGGCTATCGAGCACCCACACATCCGGTCCAATCTGGACCTCGAGGACCGCGTGAACCCCGCTCGCTTCGGCCGTATCCGCTTTGCCGATCACGATCACCATACTGTTCGATGGCTGACCAAGCGACAGCAACGCCGCCCGGAACGACAGGGCATAGTCTTCGCAGTCGCCGGTCTTATCGTCTGGAAAGGCCCGCCAGCTATCAAGCGGGTCTTCGGTTGGGATGAATTGGCCAACGATTCCGGCCTGCACATAAGCCAAGTCTTCCGGCGTGAGCGGCCTTCCTAAATCGCAGGATGGATCACGCGATTGACCGCAATATTGGAGCCACCCGTAGGGCGGGATGGCGGCAGCAGGATCCGCCCACGCCGGAAGCCGTGCGATCGCCACGATGAGCGCCGCGCGGATTAGCTTTCCCATGTGAGGTAAACTGGCGAGGTGAACTGCACCTTGTTGCCTACGGCATCAGTTGCCGTCGTGATGACGAAGCCGCGGACATATTGGCCGACCGTCCCGGAAGCCGTAACCGCCGTCGTGGTGCCGCTCGCCGACGTAATGGTTGCGTTCGGCCCCGACGTGTAAGTGATGACCAATTCATGCGCGAAGGTGATCGCTCCCGACCCGCCTGTCGCGCTAAACGTCACTGCGCCCGTGTTGTTTGTCCCCGAGCCGATCTTGACGTTCACGAAGTCGCCGCTCGCGCGCGTAACCGAAATGGGCGTTACGCTCGACGAAATGTTCGCCACTAGGCCCCATGAACCCGAGCGCCGAATAAAAAGTTCGTCGGTCGTCGTCTTGAACCATAGCGACCCGTTCGCGACCGCGCCGGGGTCGGCCGATTGCTCATAGTAGTTCGCCGTCGCGAAGACGCCTTGATCCTTAACGCTGTCGGAAACATTGTCCTCGGTCGGGTCGGCGCCTGGCGTGGCCGGGAAGCCAGGAGAGAACAACGGGACAACACTTTGACCGGCCGGCATGAGGCACGCCAGAGGATCGGCGACCTTACACACCATGGACCCGGAGCCGCTGGCGTAGAATAAGGCTGCGATGCAGGCTTGCGTTGCGCCAGATGGAACAGTTCCGATGACGGAAATATCCTGAAACGTTTCGCCACCGCCGGTTCCGGTTGGGATGGTTCCGGAATAAGTTTGTGTGCTGGTGCCAACCAGCGTGCCGGCATCGTCCCGATACTCAAACCGAACCGCTATGGATGAAATCGGGCCGGTCCCCGCGCACTTAACCCGCGCGCCGACACGGTCGCCTGGCTGCACCCTCAGCGCGTTTGTGTTGTGAACAGTGCGGAAGCGTCGGTATTGCGAAGCTGCGCTAGGGCTCGCCGTTTGCGTCCAGACGCGGAGCCCCTGCGCCTGCGTCGCCACGCTCATGGTGCCGTAAGTGGCCGTCCCGTCCCGGCTCCAGAACGTAAGCAGGCCGGCCTCAACGACATGGAATCCTGTGTCGAAAAGAGCATTCTGCCCGGCCGGCACCTGCGCATTGCTGGCCTCGGCCTCGGTGGCGGTCGCGCCCCATTGCTGCCCGATGAACGAGTCCGCCACTCCCGACGTCGCCGCTTCATAGGTGCTCGTTGAAGTGACGTTGACCTGCGAGCTCCAGTCAGAGATGCGCTCACCCAAGCGTGCTCGGAAACGGAACGCAATCGACGTGGACGGTGGCGCGCCCGCGAGCGCAACGACCGTTGCGACGTTGCCGGGGATCTTCGCGATGTAACGATCAGAGCCAGCCGCCACACCGTACTCGATTTCAATCTCATCACCGGTGAAATCGGCATAGCCGGAGTGCGTGAACTCGAATGCCGGCACAGTCGAGCCGCCACCTGAAAGCGCGACAGCCACAACGGACACGGATGGAACTGGCAGATCCGGAAGCGACAGCTGCGGCAGCGCCGGCGGCACAGACAGGTCGACAGCAGTGGACTCATCCCAGACCAGCTCGTCCGGATAGACCTCGGAGGCCTTGATCGAGACGCTGCCGTCGATGAAACGCTCGACCTCGTCGGCGATGAACATCTTACCCGATGGAAAACCGCGGATCACCGACTCGCGGACAAACCATTCGCCAGGCTCGATCGCCTTCGCCTTGGTCCCGTATGTCTCCTCCTGATCGAGGATACGACGGGAGTCCTCGATGATCAGCTTGAAGATACGCTGACCGCGCTCGCCACTGTTCTCGAGATCAAGATTGCGGGTGTCGCTGATCTCACCATTGTCGGCGTCGACATACGCGGCCACCTGGACCGCCGGAACATCGTCCTTCTTGTAGTCGTTGGCCGGGTTGATGAACTGACCATCGATCGTGTTCACCATGTCATCGATGCGGCCTGCCGGATCGATCTTCGTGGTGCTGCCGCGGACCAGATCATCGTCTGTGAGCGTTACGACCGGCGTGCGGATGATAGGTGGGCGGAACGCGACCCGGCCGCCCTGATCGATAACGCGCGCAGCCATCTGGTCCGCGAGACGCTGCAGGTTCTTGTCATGGCTCTGGTCGGCCGAGAGGATGCCGTTGACCTCATAGCGCTTCTGTGTGCCGCCGGCCTTCAGCGCAACGTTCTCGTCGCAATGATCCGCGAGCGCCTCGAATTCCGCATACGGGACAGCATCCCGGTCCTCGCCGACACCGAACCAGAAGTCTGTCGACCCCGACATGATCCGAATGCCGCTACGATAGTGGTCGGCCGCGACCATCGCATTCGTGGTGTAGACCCAGGTGCTCGGATCATCCCAGCGCTGCGTGCCAGAGCCGCCGGCCGTGGAGTCCTGCCGGCGGTCATATAGCCGAGCGCCCTCACCACCGAAACGGTAGTCGAAGTTCTCAGGCAGGTCGCTGTCCCAGAGGTGCTCGACAATCACATAGGCGACACCGCGGAGGCGGTGGTTCGTCGTCCAGTTGGTTGCCTGCCCGACCAGGTAGCTGTCGGCAACCTGATTGTCGCGGCCATCATAGAACGTGACCCAGCAGCGGTTCTCGTTCTTGTCGCCCTGCAGGCGGACTAGCGTGCGGGAGCCATGGGTAAGCGCAGTGCTGCGGACCAGGTCCCCGTTGATCCAGACCTTGTCGAGCTTGTTGATCCGGTGATCAGCGATCGCGTAGACGCGGACGAGGTTCTTGTTCTGCTGGCCAACCGTGAAGGCGCCCACGAATGAGCCCGTCGTGGCGAATCGCCCCAGCGCCAGCTTTCGCGGCTCCGGCTTGAACTCGTCCATCAGCTGGACCTGAACCGTTCCTGCCTTCTTGTGCTTTGTTCGCCATGCGAGCGTCACTCCCTCGAGCTGGGCCATCAGGTCGAAACCAAGGTCCCCTGCGAACACGCGCTTCTGACTGGCAGACGATCGCGTCTCCATCCGGCGTTCGAGATAGGCGAGCGCGCCGCTCTCGATCTCCATGGTCAGCTTCGCTGGCTCATCCGCTTTGAGCTCATCGGCGAGGCTACGGATTCGGCCGCGCTCGTCCGCGAGCGCATCACCATCGTCTGGGGTCTGTCCGGTGTCCCACGCCATACGACGCAGGCGCACCTGACGACGCCGCCACGTCTGGTCCAGAAGGTAGCCGATCGGATCCGTGTTGTCTGACTGCCGGGAGGAATCGAACTCAAGCGAGATCGTCTCCGACTTGAGCGATGCCTTGCGCTTCAGGCTGTCCGGTGTCTTCCAGCGGGTGCCGAGACCAGTGTAGCTGTTGCCATCGAACGTGACGGAGCCATTGCCGCTCCACCAGCGCAGCGTCTCGCCATCAAGCGTGATGTCCAGGAACCAGCGCGCGATCCGGGTCATTAGCGCAGCACCTGCTCGGCCTCGAACCGGATGTTCCAGTCCTTGAAGCCTTCCTTGATGCGAGGTGTCTTCAGCATCCGGAACTCACCGACCGCCTGAATACGACGGGGAAGTATTGTCGTCGCATGCGGAGCCCATGGCCGCGGCCAGACATCCACAGTGATGTTCCCGGATCCGTCCGCGGTCGCCGGCGCCACCACCTGCCCGATCCAGTAGCCGTTCGCAGACGTCCGATAGCTGAGCATGTCACCGTAGTTGGCTGCCTTGCCGGCACCCCATCCACCAAACGTCAGTCGGCTATTGGCCACGCTGTAAGACTGAAGAGACAGTCCGACATCAGACGTGATCGACTTGTCCTTCGGGTTCGGCCGCATCGTCCGCCACATGGTGAAAGTGTTCACAGCGAGCTGCCGGCGCGCCAGGAACGCCTCCCACTCATCGAAGTGCGCGCGGTTCTTGATGTTGACCCGGACATCGATGCTCCAGAACGGATCGCCGACCTCGATGATGTCCGCCTCGCCGCTGTTCGAGAACAGGGAGGTTTGGTTTTCATTGCGCGACCAAGTTGCCTCGATGATACCGAGGCACGGCGCCAGTTCACCTGCGCTCATGACCTATCCTTTGAAGAAGCGATTGCGCTCGTGGCGCGGAGTCGTGTGCGTCTCGTTCCTGTCGATGACGCTCGAGAAGCTGGACTTCAGATTACTGACGGCCCGGTCCATTTCCGCACGGAGCGATGGCAGCGTGTCCTCAGTGACATTGCCCAGAACCTCCAGCGTGAAGCCGCCAATATTGATCGATCGACCACCGCCGGTGATGAAGGCTGGGTTGATCGCTGCCGGCTGGCTAATGCGATCCAGCTGGGCCCGGACATCGATGCCGCGGTTCATCAGCTCGATCAGCGGAGCGTTGAGACGGGTGCCCTCAGCGGTAACGACCGACTCCCCCTTGGAGAGGCGGGCATTGATGCTGTCGGAGGTGCTGGTCCCCGGGCCCTGCAGGTTCACGACACCGCGTGCGAAGCCAGGCTGGACCGAACCGATCTTGGCGACCTGCGCGATCGCCTGCGCGTACACGAGCGCGGAGGCCGCGAGGTTCAGCGGGTAAGGTACCTCGGCCAGCGCCTTTGCCGCAGCCGCTGGCGCAGCAAGCAGGGCCTGTCCTGCGCGGAACGCCTGCTCTACCCCGAAGAGCGTCTTGTAGATGCCCGACTGCTCCCCGGCATAGGCTTTGGCCATACCGGAAAGACCGGAGAACACATCCGCGGCCTGCCCCAGCTGACCGGCCAGAGCCGCGCTACGGACCGCAGCGATCTGCTCCTCGGCCGCTGTCTCGATCTCCAGCTTCCGGGCGTTGAACTCCTCCTGGTAGTCGAGGAGGGTCTCGAGCTTCTCCTGCTCGAGAGCGAGTTCCTTGGCGGCAGCATCCTCGATCTGCTTGATGCGGGCCTGCACCGGATTGTCGGTTTCGAACCCGGTGGTGGCCGAACGCGCCTCCTCGAGGAAGCGCTGGCGTTCTTCCTCCAGCGCAGCGAGGGCCTCGTTCTTCCGGCGCTCGCCATCGATTGTGTCGGCGAACGAGTTCTCGAGCAGCTCTTTGCGGGCGTCGAAGTCGCGCAGCGCAATCTCGATCGACCGACCGGCAGCGCGATCACGCGCATCGAGGATCCGGCGGAGGAGTTCTTCCTCCTTATCGACCAGCGCCTGCTCGCGCTCGGCCTTTTCATCCTGCGCCTTCTTCTCTTCCGCGTCGATGCGGCGGCGCTCTTTATCGAGTGCGATCTCGGCAGCGAGTTCCTGGTTGCGCGCGTCCTGACCGGTCTTGCCGAGCGTCTTGATCGCCGCGATCCGCTCCCGGTAGAGATCCTCGGCCGCCTTGCGCTCGGCATCGTAGGTGTCGAGGACCGCCTTCTCGAGATCGGATAGGACGGACTCGGCGGCCTTGCGCTCTTTGTCCGTGGCACCACCGCCGCCGCCTTCCTGTTCGCGGACGCTTTCGCGCGCCAGCGAGCGGGCCGTCGCCTCATCGATACCTTTGTCGAGAAGCTCAATCGTCGCTTCAGCGATAGCGATCTGCTCCTCGAAGCGTGCGACCGCGGCGTCCGCACCCCGGGACCTGGCATTGTCGAGGCTGGCGTAGAGCTCCTCGATGTTCTTGCGTTCCCGCTCGATCGCACCGACGTTCTTCAGGTCGGTGGAGCGCTGGTTCAGTGCGCGGACGAGCCCGTCGATCCCGCCTTCCGCAATGGCTTTGCCGATATCGACACCGCCCTCACCGAACGATCCTTCAATCACGCCCTTGAGCTGGATCTGCGCGCGGCCGAGTGCTTGGCGGGCAGCTACGACCTGCGCATCGAATTGGGTTTCGATATCGCTGATGTTGCCACCGCCCTCAAGGAGCCGCCGGCCCTCGAAGCCTTCGGATTTGTTGAGTCGGGACTGCGCCTGCTTCTTCTCAAGGTCATCGAGCGCGGCCTGCGCCTTTGCGACAGCTGCGGCGCCCTGCTGGATCTGGGTGGCGATGGTGGTGGCGGAGACTTTTTGGAGTGCATCAACGATTTCCAACGCCGCATCGCGCATATCGTTGAGGACAGGGATCGTGTTTTCGGCTCCGCTTTTGACGTTGACGAACCCATCGAACTCTTCGGTGTCGGCCAGGAACGTGTTGATGTCCTCGATCGCCTTGCCTGCGCGCTCGATCGCTTCCTTGCCTTCGCGGGCGTTGCGGGACAGGACGATAAATGCCGCAGCAGCGGCACCGATCGCGATCGCCGGACCGGACGCAGCGAGTAGCGCCATGGATCCCGAGAGCGCCTGCGTGGTCACCAGAGCGGCCCCGCCCTGCACCGTCAGAAGACCGAGGGCGGTCCGGAGCGATGCGATAGCCGGCAAGGCCTTTCCGAGCACGGAGGCGGCCAGCGGCAGCACAGCGCGCACGGAAAGGGCAACGAGCGCGACACCAAGGATGTCTGCATTCTCGGCCGTCACGGTTAGCAGCGCCTGCAGCCCCTCGAGCGCGATCACCAGGCCGTCCTCTGCACCCGCGTCGCCGAGCGCCAGGATCAACTCTTCGAGACGAGACTTCGTCGCCAGCAGCGCGCCGTTGAGGTTCCTGTCCATCACGTCCGCGATGCGCTCAGCCGTACCACCTGCCTCATCATAGGCGTCGGCGAGCTCGCGCACCTTCGGGATAGACGACTGAAGGACCTCGAAGGCCGGGCCGCCACGCAGGCCGAAGAGCGCGATCGCGTCCGCGGTGCTGACACCCTTGTCGGCCAGGAGGTCGAGTGAGTTGGCGAGCGACCCGGTGGCGCTGATGGACACGTCCTTCATCGTCAGGCCGTACTTGGCCAGCACCTGCTCGCCCTGCTTGGACTGTTTCTCAAGGCCGATCATCACCCGGCGCAGACCGGTACCGGCCATGGAACCCTGCAGGCCAGCATCGGAGAGCGCGGAGACCGCGGCCGCCGTGTCCTCGATTCCAACACCGAGTCCGGCAGCGATCGGGCCTGCGTACTTCATGGCCTCGCCCAGCTGGACGACGTCCGTGTTCGAGGAGTTGGCGGCCAGCGCCATCACGTCGACCACGCGGGCGGTCTCCGCGACCTCAAGGCGGAAGCCCTGCAGGACGTTGGAGGCGATATCGGCCGCGCGCCCGAGGTCGAGGTTGCCGGCCTGTGCGAGCTGCAGCGTTCCCTCGATCGATCCCAGCACCTGGTCGGTGTCGAAACCCGCCCGGGCAAGATAGAGCATGCCCTCGGCGGCCTGTGTGGCGCTGAAGCGTGTGGACGCACCAAGCTCGCGCGCCTTCTTCTCGAGCGCGCCAAACTGCGTCTCAGTGGCCTGCGTGACAGCCGCAACCGTCGACATGGCCTGCGAGAAGTCCGCGAGCACCCGGATACCCGCGGTCGCTCCTGCTACGGATGCAAGTGCGAGGGCAGAGGTCCGGAGGCTCGATGCCATGGCACGGCTGGCCGAGCCGACAGCGGTGAATGAGCGCACCGTAGACTTTTCGGTCAACCCAGCCTGCCGGCGCATGTTGCCCATATGCCGTTCAAACTTGCGGTCGCCATCAGCGAGTTCGCGCTTGTACTGGTCCAGCTTCGCCTGAAGCTCGACCACCACGCGGTCAGCGGTCACGGCCATGAGCGTGTCCTTTCAACGGACAAAAAAGCCGCCCCGAAGGGCGGCTCTGTCAGCGTTTAGATCTTGACGTCCGGGAGGTTCATCTTCCGGATCATGTCCTTGGCGTCCTCATACTCCTCCATGCTCATTGGCTCCGCGGACGGTGGCCTCATGAGACGGGCGTGCTCGGCGATCATGCCTTGCCACTGCCAGAGGGTGAGGTCGTCGATTTCTTTGGGCGAGATGCCTTTTTCGAGGCCGACCCCGTAGCAGGCGGCGAGGTTGAAGAACTGCTCTCCCCCGCCGCCGCTGTCTTTTTTCCGCCATCGTCCCCAGCACCCGGATCATCGTAACCCTCGACGCATGCGCCAAGGATCGCGACCGCGTGCCCATGCCAGACCGCGAGCGGCCACTCATCACAGTAGCGATCGATCAGCTTGCGTGCTTCCTGGGGATCCACGCCGCCACCGATCAGGCCGAGCCGGACCGTTTCAGTCAGGTCCTGAGCCTTATAGTCTGCCGTCAGACAGACCCGCTTCCAGATGGTGCCGATCGGGGCGCTGCACTTGTCTTCCAGCTCCGCGATCCGTTTGAGCGGGAGCCGGAAGACGTAGTCTGCGTCAGCGAAGGTCAACTCCACCTGACAGGAACGATAGCGCTGGGACATTAGGAAGCCGCTGTGAAGACCGGCTTGCCGTTGAGGGCGAGGCCGACGCTGTTCTGCCAGCGCTGTCCGCGCGAGCCGGACTCCTCATACGAGGTGATCACCGCCGGGGCCTGGAAGTAGCCACCGCCCTCACCGGCCGTCAGGTCACGGAACCAGCGGACGTTCTTCTCAGCAGCACCATCGGTGAACCACCATGCCTGCCACGTTTGCATCGCATCGGAGTCGAGGACCCCGGAGCCCTGCAGAGTCATCTGCTGGGACACGATATCGGTCGCGAGCCATGCGGCGAGGTCCGGATCATCACAATCCGGGATGTTCACCGTGTTGCTCTCGATGTTGATGGTCATGGTCAGCTCGGAGAAGCCACACGGGGCAGTGAACGCTTCCGAGGAGGCGCCGTCGCCGAGCATGATCATGCACTTGCCGAACTTAATCGTCTTTGCCTGTGCCATAAAATGGGCATCCTTCTATTGGGCTGCGCCGCCTCACGGCGGTGCGTCACGGGGTTGCCCAGACCCCATGTCTTGGTTTCATCCGCCTGGGCCGGGCGGGTCTTGTCACTCGGCTGTGGTCACAACCGAGAATTCGATGATTGCGTGAAAGTCGGTGCCGGCATCGCCGTCCGGGATGGTCTGGGTTCCCTCCCAGTCGAGCGAGACCAGGCCGAGACCGTCAGCCAGTGGAAGTGTGTCAGACGAGAGCGCCTCGACCACCGCAGCAGCTAGATTGGCGCACGCGGCCTCGTCCGGGCCTCTTGCGTGCGCATGGACGGTGATGCGTGCGTCGGTGCCACCCCACTCACTGGCTTCGAAGGGGCGAATGTCCGGAACCCCGTAGCGGACGAAGTCCCACTCCGTCTTGTCCGGAACCCGGATTCCGTAGACCCGGTCGCTGACTTTGTCGGTCACGCCCGTGCTGGCGAGGAGGTGGCTGATCACCGCCTTCCGGATGGCCAGAGAGTGATCAACCGGCAGCATCAGCGCCCGACTCCTGCTCGGTCACGACTTCTGGACTGGGTGTCTCATCAGCGGCCGTGCTGACCGGGTTGCCTTCACGGTCGCAAAGGAATCCCTTCTTCTCAGCCACCGCTTCTTCAGCACACGCGCGAGGCACGTTCTCGACAGCGCCTTCCGGAAATGACCGCATGCTGCGCTTCGTGGGACGCCAGTCATGGCGCTCGGTGAATTTGAACCAGACCATGGCTCATCCTTTCCTGTTAATTCGGGAAACCGCGCGCGCGACGTTGACCTGATAGTCCTTGCGGACCGTCTTCGCGGCCGGTCGCATGTACGGGCGCTCCGCCATCTTTGATGTGCCGTATTCAAGGTGCGCTGCGTATGGCGCAGCACTTTCGGCCACCGCCTTCAGAGATCCGGTGAGCCGCGCCGTGATGCCCGCCGAGAGGACCCCGGTGTCGAGATTGGGAGGCTCGCCGGGCTTCGAAGGCTGGTGACCTTTGCCCTGAATGGAGCCTTTGGCGATCAGGAACTGAGCCTCGCCCCGCACGCGGTCTGCAGCGATGTAGACCTGCTTGCTGAGCTCAAGGACCAGCTCCCGACCGCGCATGCGGCTCAGGCGCCGGCGATGTTTACCCGCGCCTGTGATCTTCATTAGGCCGGGTCGCTGACCGAGAAGACGTTTGAAGCATCCGGGATGGACACCACGTCGCCGCTGACAAGGGTGCGGGAGTACGCCGCGTAGCCGAGCAGATTGCCCGCGGTGGCGGCGTCATAATAGGCGACAGAAGTCACAGCCTGGGAGGCAACAGCGACGGTGCCGAGCGCGGCATCGCCGTCCGGCGTGCGAGCGCCGGCAGCAGCAGCCCCAAGTGCGACGGCTGGGCGGTTACCAGATCCCCAGAGGGTGGCCGGCACGACTTCGGAGGCGCCGGAGTCACCCGGGTTACCCCCAGTGAAGAATGCGGCGTATACGGTGTTCGGCAATGCATCGAGCATCGTATGCTTAGCCGCTGTGGTAAGTGGCATGGGTCTTTCCTTTCAGTGGTGTGGTCAGGAGGCACCCGCCTCCCTTTGATTGATGGGCTGTCGGCGCTATGGCGCGCCGTTGATGGCCACCATGATCGCCACGCCGGTGTTGTCGGCGGCAGGAAGCGTGCGCGTTCCTGTGGCGCCGGCAGAGGCGATCTCTTCGTCGTATGCGCCGTGCATGAGGCCGCCGAAGTTCAGCCAGCTTGCCCGCTGGGTCATGCCGCTCGGGGCACCGGTCGGGTAGCAGCTGGCCGCAAAGGCGATGATCCGGCTGTTGTCGTTTGCGGTGGTGACGCCCGGGATCGTCTTGGACGTCCCGGAAGCAGCAGCACCAGCAATCGCCGCGGTCGGTGTGGATGTGTCCACGCTGTCGTATCGAAGCATGGCCGCAAACGGATAGTCCGCACCCGGAATCGTCCAGGTGTAGCTCGAGGGCTCGCTGGCGCCGGCGATCTTGTAGAACACCTGCGCGTTGGTGCCGCCGGCAGAGTAGACCGACCCAAGCGCCGTCCATCCAGCAGGCGGCGTGAATGTGGACGACGCAAAGTCGCCAAACATAGCGATCAGCAGGTCTCCTTCGACCGTGCCCGCGGGCTTGTTGATGCTCGTGGTGCCTTCCATCGTGGTGACGGACTGGAATACCGGCGTCGTTCTGCCGGCAGCGCCCGCTTCGACGTTGACGCCATTGCCCGCGTCCGCCACGCCGACCGCATCTGCTTCGACGTTGGCCGTCCGTGTCACCGTGCCGGCATCTACCACACTGTCCCCAGCCGCATTGACCGAGACGCCCCGCTTAACTGCTGCCCCGGCATCCGCAATCGTTGCGGCCAGCGCATCGACGCTCACGCCGCGAGAGACGCTGCCAGCGGTACCGATGCCTGTAGCATTGCCGTCGACCAGCACCGAGATGCTGACCGCGGATACTTCGGCCACGCCGGCTGCATCGGCAGAGACCGAAAGGCCGCGTTCGACGCCTGCGGATGCGTTAGCCGTCGCGGCTGCATCGGCAGAGATTGCAACTGTACGTTCGAGCGCAGCGGATGCGTCGGCGACCGCGGCAGCGTTAGCGGCGATATCGACCCCGATCTGAATGCCCGCACCACTATCGGCCGTCGCGGATGCGTAAGCTTCAACACCGACCGTCCTGGCGACTGCGCCAGCGTCAGCGATCGCGCCGACTTCGGCCTCAATACCGATCGAGCGTGTGACCGCACCAGCATCAGCGACGGCCCCTGCTTCAGCGTTGACGCGTGCCTCGCGCTGAGGCGCACCCACGGTACCGACGCCGATGACCTCCGCGTTGAACTCGCCTGCGATATCGGGGGTGCCAGCATCGGTGATGCCAGAAGCCGGGCTGTTGATTTCGACGGCCACACCGATATCTGCGACCGCATCGCCGATCGATGCCGCCTCCGCGTCCACCGAAAGCGCCCGGGTCGGGGCTCCAGCATCGGCGACAGCACCTGCGTCCGCGGTGACCAGAACGCCACCTTCCGGCGCACCAGCGTCTGCGATCGTCTCGACCTCAGCTGCAACGTGGATCTCAACGCGCGGCGAGCCGACCTCGGCGACACCAGAGGCTTCTGCCGAGAACTCTCCGGCCACTTCTGGGGTGCCTGCGCTTGCCTCACCCGAGGCGGCTGCAGAAATCGACACAGTGCGGCGAGGTTCGCCCGTGGTGGCGGTTACAGAAATTTCGCTATCGATGCGCACCTGACGTTGCGGGGCGCCCACGGCTGCGACAGCGCCCGCAGTGTTGTCCACCACGAGACGGAGCGTCGGTGCGCCAGCGGCAGCAACTGCGATCGCAGTGGCGGTGACCGGGACCGGACCGGAATTGTCACCGGTCAGGATCGGGCGACCCTGGATCGTCCAGGAAGCGCGTGCCGGGTCCTGCCGGATGGCCTGAATGGAGTAGAGCTGCCCCCGGATGGTGATGCGGCTTTCGAGATCCGGAACGATGGAGACGTCCTTCTGCAGGACGATGAGCTTCACATCCGTTTCCGGGATGTTGCCGCGCGCACGCTCGCGCGCAGTGTACTGTTCGACCATGCCCTTCGCGGAACTGGTCGACGTCGACTCCGACATGCCGCCTTCGCCATCCGCGGTCAGCGTGACTGAAGTGATCGTCGCGTCGAGGAGGAGCGGTGAAAAGACAGACCCGAAGACTTCCTTCAGGTCAGCGCCGAGGAGCCCGTAGAAGGCGATCGCAGTGGCGGTGTTCGGATAGACCGGGCGGCCTTGGATGGTCCACGAGGCCTGAGCGGGGTCCTGATCGATCGCGGCGACCGAGTAGACCTGCCCCGCGATGGTGATGGTGCTTTCGAGGTCAGGCGTGACGGTCACGCCCTCCTGAAGGATGATCAGCTTGACGTCCGTCGCCGGGATGTCGCCATTCGCCTGCTCATAAGCCGAGTAATCCTCGACCATGCCCTTGGCGGCGGAGGTGGCCGGGGTCCCTTCGGTCCAGCCACCGTCCCCGGTTTTCGTCAGTGTCGGCTTCGAAATCTCAGCATCCAGAAGGAGCGGCGAGAAGACGGCACCGAAGACACCTGCAAGATCACCATCCAAGAGCGCCATGAATTAACCTCCGATGGCGATGATTCCCGGCTGGGATCGTTTCAGCAGCGCCAGGAAGCGCTGTCCGAATGTGGTCAGAGCGTAGACGCCGGCCATGTCGACACCGGCTTCCCGTTCCAGTTCGAGGGAACCGAGCTTCAGGCGCCGGAACCCTTGCAGCTGCGCCTCGCGTGTGGCGCCCTGTCCGTCGAGCGTGAGCTCGTGTGCGGCATGGAGGTTCTCGGCTTCCTGGCGATCGTTCTCCAGCCATGTGGAGTCGACGGTCAGCCGTGCCCGGTCCAGTGCAGAGGTGATGAGCGCATCATCGACCGCGGCAAAGGCCGGGAAACGTGCTTTGAAACTCGCCGCATCTGCAGCGGTGTAGGCCATGGCTTATTTGGCCGTGGACGCGTCGGTCTTCGCAGCAGCTTCAGCGTCGGCCTTGGCCTTGGCATCCGCAGCGGCTTTCTCCGCCTCAGCGGCCTTGGCTGCGTCTTCGGCAGCTTTCGCATCGGCAGCGGCCTTCGCGTCAGCAGCAGCCTTTTCATCTGCGGCCTTCTGAGCGGCGTCGGAAGCAGCGGCCTCCGCCTGACCGATCAGTGTGGCAACAGCCTCGTCGGTCGCGTTCTCAGGCACGACAATATTCAGCTCGGCCGCCTTGGCGTTCAGGGCCTTGCGCTCGTCGCTGATCTCGACAGTCGTCGGCGTTGGTGCTGGGGCCGGAGCAGGTTCAGCAGCATGCTCTACCGGGCCAACCTTCGCATCCTTCGGCGCCACGGTGATGATCACACCTGCCTCGAAGTGCATACCGATCTTCTCGTCCGTCAGGACGCCTTCGACGTCCACGATCTCGGTCTTGCCGCGGCGTACTTCATGGGTGCCGCCAAGGACCTTGAAGGCCTTTCCGAACGGGGAGTTGTTCTCAATATGGTATTTCATGGGGGATTTCCTCCTTTTGGAATTGAAAACGGGGGCACCAAGGCCCCCGCTCCCAGTTCGTCTATGGCGTCAGCTTAGCTGTTGCCGATCGCCTTACGGAGGACGTATGGCTTCTGGCAGAAGTACAGCGGGTAGCTGTACTGCTCACCCTTGGTCCATGCCTGGCGATCGCGATCAACGACGTTCAGGGCATACACGTGACGGCCCATGGTGTTGATGAACGGACCGAACTCGGCCGGGGCCATCGCCTTCTTGAACACGTCACGCGCTCCCACAGGGAAGAACTTGGCCTCGTTCACGCCCACCGCGACGGTCGAGTTATCGTCCGTGCCGCGATAGTTGTGCCAGGTGATGCCGCCGAAGGTGAACGACTCGAACGCAATGTTCTGACGCAGGTCGGCAGCAGCGGCCCAGTTCTCATAGGTCTTCACGACGTTCGGATGCTTGATCAGATTGTCGTAGAAGGTGTCGCCGACGAGCGAATGCACTTTCGTGCCGGCCACAAACGCGCCTTTGGAGGAGCGCGCCATATCGCGGGTCAGCGCATGGCACTTGCCGCGAACGTCCGTGCTGTCCGTGGTCAGCGCGAAGTCGATCGCGGCGGCCTCGGAGACACCGAACTCGGTGAAGTAGTTATAGATCACCGTGGTGCCGTCAGCGTCGAGCAGCTTGCCCTGCAGGGCGCCGAGACGGTGGTACTCGTGGGTGAGTTCCATGTCGTCGGTGATGCGGCCCATGCGGCGGAGGTACTCGGCCTGGACCTGCATCAGTTCGGTCTCCGAACCATGCGCGCGGATGCCTTCGATTTCATGCGCGTACAGCGTGAAGTCCTTGGCAAGGCGGGTGGTGCGGAGCGGGATCGCCCGGCGGTCGTCCTTCTTCAGCGACTCCGGCGGAGCGCCTTCCGGGGAGGACGAGATCAGCGAGAGGGTGCCCTCACGCTCATCGACAAAGACGTTGCGGGTGCGAACCGGCATGTCTTCGAAGATGCCGAGCGAACCCAGCAGCTGCGGCTTGTAGTCAGTTTTCTCAACCGCTCCGGTCAGCGAGGTCATGCTGAATGCGGAGTTGTTGAACACGTCCATGGTTGCCATGGTAAGGTTCCTTCTATGGGAAGGGCGCGCTTCTCAGCGGGCCGAGGTGGTTTCGACAGCCTCCGCTATCGGACGATGATGCCCAAGGATTTGAGCGCGGTGTTCGCCGTCTTCTTGGCGGCGGCGTTGGCCCCGTCGACATAGGTCAGGTCGTTACCCGTGACCTCTGCATCGCGCAGGATCAGCGTAGCGACGACCTCAACGGCCGAGCCGGTGTCGTTGGTGAGCGTCTCGTAGAGCAGCGCCTGGTTCTCCAGATCGCCCGTGGCGAAGCTGAAGTCCGGGTTCACGTACTTCTCTTCCGAGGTGTCCATGCCGAGGATGGTGCCTGACGAGAGGGTCGTGTTCGCCGGGATGATGACGGTGCCGGTACCGCGGGAGCGGTAGCCATTGGCCTCCGAGACGAGGAATGCTGCGCGACGTGCGCCTTCGGTGAGTGCCATGGTTTAGGCTCCTTACTTCTTCATGGCGACGCCGGCGGCGTCGAACACTTGGTTACCCCATGCATCACCGTCAGACGGCTTCGCGTCGGCCAGTGCTTTGGAGGCGGGATTGACCGGCTTGGCGTCAGCGGTCAGGTGGTCGAACAGGCCGTCGATGTAGTCGGCGGACTTGTCCTGCACCTTCTCGTCACCGAGCTTGTGCGCCACTGCCTGCTTCTTCAGCTCAGCATTGGAGACACCATCGGTGGCGAGGTCGGGTGCGATAGCCTTGACCTTGGCGACGATCGCAGAGCGGTCGGCAACCATCTGGTCGATCTTGGCGGCGTCGAACTGCTTCGACTTCAGATCCTCGATCTCAGCATCCTTCTTGCCGAGTTCGGAGTCCTTCGCAGCCAGAGCAGATGCGTGATCGGTTTCGGCCTTCTTCGCAGCGGCTGCTGCGTCGGCCAGCTGCGACTGCAGCTTGCTGATCACCTGGGCGCCCTGATCTGTAACCTCGATCGAGAGTCCGTCCACGGTGACCGTCTTCAGGGGTTTGTCGCCCATGGGATTTTCCTTCCGGTCTTTGGGGGAAACGGGGCTGGCGCCCCAGGTTTTCGCATCGTCGCCGATACGAGCTTTTGAACCCGCCCGCGCTCGGTCCACGACCGCGAGATGGTTGATTCTGATATTGCGCTGGATGGCGTCATACTCCTCGCCGTCAGCGGTGATGCCCGGTGTCCAGTCGAGGTCGCAGCCATAACCTGCGGAGAGTTCAGACGTGCCGTCCTCGACAGCCTTGATCGCTTTGGCGTCCTTCAGGATCAGCGGCAGGACGACCCATTCACCGTCACGCTTGGCAGCAGTCGACACTTCGCCCACGGACAGGACCTTCCAGTTCTCGGCGGTGACCGCGTCTTCCGGGTGTTTCAGCGTCATGGGCGCGTGCGAGAAGCTCTGCAGGCTGTCCTGCGCGAAGACCTCCTCCTCCGGGCGGTAAACGCGCACCACGTCCATGTCTTTGACACCAAGCTCAGCGCCGGAATAGAGTTGGATTCCGGTCCGGACACTGCGTGCCTCGGCCACCAGGTAGCCGTCAGCGGTCTTGCGGGTGCCGGATACGGCCACCGCGTCGGTGAAGCGAATTGTCATGGTTATCTCCAGTTGGTCCGGACCCAGTCCAGATCCCGCACCGGTGGTTCGTGCATCTTTTCGGGGCCGTGGAAGTAGACGATGCGGGCGTCTCCAAGCCCGTCCGGCTTGACGTGGCCTTTGTAGGACAGGACCTGCCCGGGAAAGAGCGTGTCGATCACAGCCGGGTCCTGCCGCCTGATCCACTCCATGTCGTTCTCGCCCTGCCAGCGGTCGAAGACGTGGCTGTTTCCTGCAGGGACCAGCGCAACCCCGTTGCAGACCTGTTCGGGCTTGTATGGATCAAGAGGTACCGCGATCCGGTGTTCGGTCAGGCAGTACTCTGCGAGGTGGTCGATGTTCCCGGTGATGACCGTGTCGAGGCCGACCAGGATCATCGGGCGACCGAGCCGGTATGGCTCGATGCAGTCCGCATAAGACGGCACGTGGTTGGTCAGGGGCTCCTGTGCGATCGGCTCCTCATAGTCCCGGTGGCGGTCGGTGAAACAGATGAACTCGAAAGGGTGTGTCAGGTGGCGTGCGAAGCCGCGGTAGAGCTTCTCCACCCACGTCTGATCGTACATGGACGAGAAGGATTTGGAGTGGCGGTTGGCCTCCCAGAACAGCGTGCAGACGACCAGATCAGCGGGCATGGCGGGTACGCCTGCCGATCAGTACCGCCTCGATGTCCTTGAGCGACCGGTCCGGCTTGAGAGCCTCGCCATCCACCCAGAGCGAGCCGGATGGCACATCCTTCCTGACTACAGAGCCTGCTGCGACCATCGAACCTGCGCCGATCCGGACACCGGGGAGAACGACCGAATTTGAGCCGATGCTGGCGCCGTCCTCCATGATGATCGCGGGGCGCCCCTCGTACTCCGAGACGTCAAACCCTCGCTCATGCGCTCGTGGCCAGGCGTCGTTGCAGAAGGTGCAGTTTGGCCCGATGAAGCAGTCCGACCCAATCAGGAAGCCCGGACCTGCGGCGAAGTTGTGTGCGATCTTGGTCCGGTCGCCGACGGTCGACCCGTCGATGCACGCCCCGGAGGCGATGTTGCAGTCCTCGCCGATCACGGCTCCCCGGATGATCGATGCGAATTGCCAGATCCGCGTCCGTGCTCCGACCGTCGCGCCTTCTACGTGAGCCTTGGGGTGAATGAATGCGTCGGGGTGGATGCTCATGCCAGCACCTTCTCAGGCAGCCGCTCGAACGCCCACTCGAAGACCATACCTTTTGCTGGGTCGTCGTCCCGGTAGGTGGTGAGGGTCGCGTCGTACTTGGGGACAATGCCATCAGCCGGGACGATGTCGAACTTGGGGCTGAACGCCTGCACCAGGAAGACCGGCACCTTGCCGAACTGGATGTTGTTGCCCTGCCCCATCGCGCGGGTTTCGACAGACAGATGGATGCCAACGATGCGGACTTCGCGCCCGAGAGTACCAAGAAGCCGGAGCAGTTCCTCAGTGTCGGCCGGCGCAACGATCGGCACTAAGCCGGCACGATTCTCTTCGAGGCCGATATCGGTCGGGGTGATCTGGGTCATCGGTCTATGTCCTCCAACCAAGGAAAGCATGTCAGCGCCGAATCCGGCGTGGCGTTGAGGACCTCGACTTCGCCCGCCAGCCTTTTGGCCATGCGCTCGATCGAGGGGATGAAGGTTTGGTCGTAAGACTGGTCCGGTGTCGGGATTCGGTGGTCGCCGTGATAGTGCCCGGGCCGCATGTCGAAGCCGTGCAGAATGATCCGCGAGGCCCCGAGCAGGTAGGCAAGGTTGATTGCCATTTCTCCGCCCGTAGCGCCCGTCAGCGCGCGGATGGACGGATCGTCCGATAGGGTGTTGCCCTTGTCGTGCTCGACCGCCACCAGCGGCCACGGGAGCTCCCAGGAAGGGACCTGCCCTTGGCGGCCGAAACGGAAGCGGCTGCGGTTGAGGTGGAGGCGCTCCCGGTTCCAGTCGAACCAGCGCCTGTCCATGACCAGCAGAATGTCTGCGTCCGGAAAGAAATCGAGGCCTGAATTGTTGACCGCGATCACCGGGTCGAGGTCGAGGATGCTGATGTCCATGTGGCGAAGACTGGGCCCACCGCCGAGGATATGGACTGTCTCGCCTGCGAAAGCCGCGCTGTCAGTGACGTCCCATTGCACGAGCCGGGTCATTTCCGCTCGTCCACAGCAGCGTGATAGGCAGTGTGCGCCTTCCGGGCCATGCGGCGCCATTTGGCCACCGTGGTCATGGGCGATGTCTTCCCGGCCGCTGCGCCCTCCATCAGGGTCGCCCACTTCGTCGGCCGCTTGTTGCGGTAGTGCTCGACGTAGAGTGCCTCCGCCATCCGGTCGATGATCTCGCCCATGGAGAGGCTGGATTCGGCCTCTTGGTTGGCCATGAGCGTGGCAATGCGTTCCTGCAGGGAGGGATCAGTCATCGGAGAGCCCCTGCTCCAGCTCGGCCCGGTAGCAGTGCGGACACCTATCGTCGTTACCATCGACCCAGCGATACTCCTGCTCGCAGGTCTCGCAGACTGTGCCGTACACCGTGTGGCGTACAGTTCTCTCTGCCCCCTCCTTCGCCAAGTCGGCACCAATCCACATCGGGACAATGCTGACCTTCGCAACATTCCCGATCATCGCAATGTCGATGGCGGCAGTGGCGCTGCTCTCGCGGATGGCTGTCTTGATCGCCTCAGACATGGCGACAATCTGGTCGGCAACCTCGGAGTCGACATTCAGGAGGTTGATGTTGTCGCCTGATGCTTGTTCGGCCCCCATCGACTGCAGCACAGCAGCGGATATGCGTCCGAGGTCCACGACCCCGTCCACCTCGATGACGCTGCAATCGTCATTGAGCGGAGCGAGGTAGGCCTCGTTGTCGTTCTGCTCCTGCAGGGCTTCCCAGATCATGCTGGTCAGCTTTTCTTGGTCCATCGATCATTCCTCCACGTCGATGATTGGCAGCTGGATACAGCCGCAGAATGGCTTCAGCCCAGGCGTGTCGCCTCTGGGATAGCCGAGCGCATACTTCTTGCCGTTCCGGGCCTTGTGCTCCGGCCGGTAATGGACCTTCCCTGAGTGTCGCCACTCGTACTGTGTGAGCCCCGCTTCGTTCATGCGGATCTCGGTGAGTTTGCCCGACAGCTTCTGGGCCTGGTCGATGGCGATGCGGTTGGCGCGCCGGCGCTGGATGCCCAGCCGTTCGGCGATCTCCTTCCCCATCTCCTTGCGGGGTGTCTGTTCGGTCAGACCGCGCCAGACGGTTTCCTCAATGTCCTTACGGGCGGTGGCGTTGATGTCCCGGATCAGGCTGGAGATGCGCTGCTGGAACGCCTTCACCTTCGGCAGGCTGGCGGCCTGATTGATGAACGGGAACACGTCGACGCCCGTCCCGGCACGGACTGCCTCAGCCCAGCGCTGGTCGTGCCAGTTGATCGCCCTTCGCATCCACGCCTCGATCTCGACGTCGACCTGGACGGTGCGGCCCTCGATCAGTGCCTCCGCAATCCGGATGACTTCCCGAAGATCGTCGGTTTCATCATCGCGGGTGAGCGTTGAGACTGCCTGCCCATAGGCCGGGAGAATGCGGTCGCTGATCTCCTGCTGCCAGGCCCTGACCGGCTGGACCGTCACCGCGAAGAGCGAGCGCTTCAGCGCGTTCGTGATCTCGATCGGTCGCAGGGTCGTATCCCGGCGGACACCTGCCTGCCGGGCTACGAGACGAAGGTCATAGGCCATCAGCTTACGAGGCCATCCTTCTGCAGCTTCTTAGCCCAGTCCTCGACCACCTCTTCGAACATTTCCGGGCCGAGCTCGATCTTGCCGCTGAACGGCTTGACCGCGGAGAGGTCGATCTTCTCAGCGCCCTCATAGGTGATGGTGATGTGCGGCTGGAAGTCGTCCCACTCCCAATCAGCTCCGGTGCTGCGCTTGATGTCCTCATGCCGCCAGACGAGGTCGTTGGAGGCGAAGTGGAGAACGACCGCGCCTTTCGGACCGAGCGGCTCGACCACACGCGGTCCACCGGCAGGGATCGTGAGCTTCCCTTCCTTGTCACTGTACCAGGTAGAGCCGGCCTTCATCCAGTCGACAGGCGTGCGGGAGAACGCGATCGTGACGTGCATGTCCGAGGCCTTCAGCGTCTCGCCGAAGCCGTTACGCTTGGCCCATGCGACCAGCGCCTTGCCGTTCAGGACCTTGCGGTAGACGTAGAGCGTGCGCGGGGCGGCATCCTTCACCGGCTTGCCGGTCTTCGGATCGACGTCCTCGTCCTCTTCGTCGTCCTCCTCCGGATCCGCGTTCGGGTCGTTCGGATTGTCAGGATCGCCCGGCAGCTGGTTGGCCGGATCGTCATCCGCATCCGGGTCGAAGGACTCGGTCGTGGACTGGAATTCCTCCAGCGCGTTCTCGATGCCCGGGAACTGGCCGGACTCGATCAGCGCCGTCTCCAGCACCTTGGCCAGGACACCGTCGTTCAGCAGCCCCATGTTCGCGTAGTTCTTGAACGTCTCCGAGCGCGACTTCTCGATCTCGGCATGCTCCTTCTCGCTCGTCTGGTAGAGCGGCCCCCACGTGTAGTGGATGGCCTCGTCCCGTGATCCGAGTTCGGAGCGAATGAACACCTCGTCCAGACGGGAGAGGCGCGGCGTCAGCGTCAGGCGCTGCTCGGCACCGATGCGGTCATAGTAGTTCTTCAGGTCGCTGTCGCCCGTGGCGTTGAGGCCACCGGGGGACTGGCCGAGGAAACGGGTGGCCGGAATATCGACTGCACCTGAGACGATCAGCAGATACTGCTGCATGATCTCCGGCAGCTTCTCGAAGCCGACCTGCTTCTGTTCGTACTCCTCCTCCTTGTCGAGGACGAGCGCGTTGACCGACGACTTCAGCGACATAGCAGTCGCAAGGCGGGTGCGCAGGCGCTCTGTCGAATCTGCGGTGGCCAGATGCACGCTCATCAGCTGCGGGATCTTCAGGACGTCGAGCTTCGACTCCATCAGCATCTGGGCCACAGCCTGACCGGAGAGGGCCGCGTTGCCCATGGCATCCCGGACCCGGGCGAGCACGCTATCACCCCACGGATCGACCGCAGTGATGCGCTGCGGCTTCCGATTACCAGTGAAGGTGATGATCCGCGACGGGTGGATGATCAGGGACACGCCGGTCTCGGTGGCCAGCGTGTAATCGACCGGCTCGCCGAACCACTCGTCCTCCGGGTTCTTGCGGAGCTCGTTGGTGCTGAGGTCATAGCGGGTCAGGACGTGGACGTACTTGAGGTCGCCCTGCTTCACCCGCTCGGGGTTCAGCGGCGTGGACGGATCATCAGTGCCCACGCCCAAGAACAACGCTGCGCCGCCGTAGAGCCGGCCGTAGATCATGGCCTCGAGGATCTTCTCCTTCAGGCCGAGCCGCTTCTCTCCGGCCTCAAGCAGTTCAATCTGCTCTGCGGACGCTTGCCAGTTCCGCCACTCACGGACGCTGTCGAAAGCGGGGATGTCGACTGCTTTGCCAGCCATCCAGTCGCCGCGGTACATGGCCTCCAGCTCTGAGGGGTCCACCTCGTTGAAATAGAACTCGTTGGCCGCGACCTTGTCGCGCTCGCTCATGAGCCCGCTGGCGAGGTTGCGCAGCGTGTCGGTGACGAAAGTGAATGCACCCATCAGACATTGTCCAGATTGTAGGAGGAGCCGTTGACCAGCTCGTTGAAGGCCCGCGACGTGGCGTCGACCTGGTCCTTGAAGGTGCCGGAGGGAAAGCTCTCCAGCTCTGAGAGGTATTCCTCATTCCATGGCCCTGCCACGATGAGGACGTTGCCGACCTGCGCCTGTGCAGCGAACGGTTCGGCACGCGTTTCCTTGTCACCGGTCTCGGTCGATGCCGTGTAGCTGTAACCTGCGAGCTGGCGGATCAGATACTGGACCTGCGCCTTACCTGCCTGCCCCGGGTCCTGCGGAATCGAGCCCCGGACCCCGTATCCGTCCTGGGAGGCCGTGTTCTTCAGGAGCGTTTCGACTTCCGCAGCGGTGCCCTGTTTGCGGCGCACGTCGGCGATGACGTACCGGCCATCAGGCATCCGCCCCATCTTCACGCCCGCAGTGTACGCGGCCCGTGTCGAACGTGTGGCCGCGAAGTCCCAGCCCCGGACCCAGATGCAGCCCGTAGGCACAGCCGGGATGATCTCAAACCAGTCCCGCTTGAACATGCCGCCGCCCCGAGGGAACGGGCGCTGCTGGTACTGGCCAGCCCAGCTGTACTCGCCGGCCTTCTTCAGCTTGTCGATCGCAGTGCGAGGGAATCGCACCGGGTCCATCAGCTCCCCATCGGTCTCCCGCGGGTCGGTCCAGCCGATCGGCGTGGTCACCCGGCGTTCGGGCTCGAACTCCATCGGGATACAGAGGTGGGTGAACCCAAGGTCCCGGGCCAGCAGCGTGCCGGTCAGGTCGGTTTCATGCAGCCGCTGCATCACGATCACGATTGCGGAGGTCTCCGCATCGTTGGTTCGGTTGAGGCCGCCCTCGAGGAATTCCCGGCAGGCTCGTGAGCGCTCTGCTTCCGATTCCGCGCCCCTAATCGAGTGCGGATCATCGACCACCAGGCGGTCACCCCGCTTACCGGTGACGGCTGCAAAGGTCACGCCCTCACGGGTACCGGTGTCGGCGTTCTCGAACGAGAGCTCCGCAGTCCGGGTCAGCGACACTTCCGGCCAGAGCGTCTGGTACCAGTCCGAGAGGATCAGGTTCCGGGTCTTCCGCGTGTCACGCTTGACGTTGCCCTCTTCGAAGGAGGTGGACACGAACTTGTTATGGCGGAGCCCACATGGCCCCCACTCCCACGACTGCCAGAGAACTGACACGATCGTGGACTTGGACGAGCCGGGCGGCACGTTGATGATCAGCCACGGGGACATGCGGCCAAAGGTGATAGCCTCCAGGTGGTCGCACATGGCCTGCATGTGCCAGTTCCACTTGAGCGTGGTTCCTGGCTCGATGATGGGCCACGCTTCCTTCACGTACCCAGCAAACGACTTGCAGCGCCTGCGGATGGCGTCCGCGTCCTGTCTGGCTGCCTCCAGTTTCCGGCGCTCGATCTCCCGCTGGTAGGCCTCGATGCTGAGCGGGAGCGTCGGCGCGCTATCCTTCAGCGCTGTTGCTGTCATCGGAAGACTGGCCGGTGATGGCCTGGCAGAGCGCGCCGTACTGCTCCAGCTGCTCGTCGGTCAGGCTGGACAGGTCGATGGTCTCGATCGGGCCACCGTTCCTGCCGGTGTGCTCGTTGGCGGTGCGATCCTTCTGGTCGAGCATCTGCTTGCCGAGCCAGATTTGCATGGCCACGTTGCCGTTCTGAGCGTTCTTCCACTGCATGCGGCGGAGGGAAGCCTTGCCGGCATCGGAGTGCATTTTAAAGAACTCCGCAAAACCAGCGTACCCTTCCTCCTTCAGGCGGCGGTCAATTGTGTCCACCGAGCACTCGAAAACGGATGCGCACTCCTCTGCGGTGCACTGGATCGCACACATCGCTTCGAGTTGTTTCAGGTCGATTTCCTTGCGTGGGCGCCCGCCGACGTCGACTTCGGGTTCCTGCTGATCAGACATCGGCCAACTCCTTCGCAGGGACGCGCTCTGCCTTCAGGCCGGTGAAGTCCTCCCAGCGTTTGACGATCACGTCGCAATAGGCGGGGTTCAGCTCCAGGCCACGGCAGTGGCGGCCTTCCATCTCGCAGGCGATGAGGGTGGTGCCGGAGCCGAGGAACGGATCGTAGACCGCCTGCCCGGCTTTCGAGTTGTTGAGGATTGGGCGGCGCATGCATTCGATCGGCTTCTGGGTGCCGTGGATGGTCTTGCCATCATCGACATTGCCCTGAGTGCGGTGCATGTTCTGGATTTCCCAGAGCGTGGATTGCTTCCGGTCTCCGGCCCAATGCGCCTTGCCTCCGTTGCGCACCGCGTACCAGCACGGTTCATGCTGCCAGTGATAGTTTCCGCGCCCCATGACGAGGCTGTTCTTCGCCCAGATGATCTGGGACCGGACCTGATAACCAGAGGCGACAAGCGAGTCCGCGACCGTGGCTGCATGCAGAGCACCGTGCCAGACGTAAGCGACGTCGCCGGGGAAGAGCTCCCACGCCTCGCGCCAGTCAGCGCGGTCATCGTTCAGGACCTTTCCTTCGGCGCGTTTCTGATGAGCCTTGTTCACGCCAGCTTCCAGACGCCACTTCGGATCATACTTCACGCCATAGGGAGGATCGGTGACCATCAGGTGCGGAACCGCACCTCCCAGCGCTTTTGCAACCGCATCCGCATCAGTGGAGTCGCCGCAGCAGAGCCGGTGGTTTCCGAGGATCCAGACGTCGCCCTCCTGGGTCGCCGGGTCAGCAGGAGCTTCCGGGATATCGTCGGGGTCGGTCTTTCCCTCGGTACCGGCCGAGAGGATGGACAGCACGTCCACCGGGTCAAAGCCTGTGAGGCCGATATCGAAATCTGTGTCCCCGAGCTCTGCGAGTTCGAGGCGGAGGATATCCTTGTCCCACCCAGCGTTCAGAGCGAGCTGATTGTCCGCGAGGATGTAGGCGCGCTTCTGCTCATGCGACCAGCCGGTGGCGATGATCACCGGGACCTCATCGAGTCCCATTTTTTGCGCGGCCTGGAGGCGGCCGTGACCTGCGAGGACGCTGTTCTCTTCGTCTACGAGGATGGCGTTTGTCCACCCCCACTCCTCGATAGAGCGGATGATCTGCTGAACCTGCGCATCCGAGTGGGTGCGTGCGTTCTTCGGATCAGGCTTCAGGTCGGAGACGGCACGGCGCTCAACGCGGTCGGCCGGCCATTGCTGGTCGGTCATGAAAACTTCCTGAGTATTGGGAAACGTAGCGGACAGCCTATCGCGCTCTTTCGGCTGTCCGGAGGCCCAGGGGAGCGCACCTCGAGGAATAGAGAGCCCCGGCGTACCCGTGCGGGACGGGAAGAGGCCGGGGCCGAATTGAACCTGCGGGCCGGGCGATCAACTCCGGCTGAAGCGACCTATTGAACACTGGAACGCCAGAGACATAGCGTGCCGCCAGCCTAGCTTGGCCTGTGTGTCTTCGAGCTTTCCACACCGCCGCAGGAACGAAAAACGCCTGCAGAGATCATCCGCAGGCGTAAGTTTCGAATTTGCATTAGACTCGCCTCTGAGGCGTTTTGATTCGTGCGTCAACTGAAAGCTTCATATTCGGGCGGACGCGGGGCATGAGCCGACGAAGTTTGTTTCGGTTCCGAATAACAAATTCACCGAGGGAAATCTGGGTATTGATATCTGCGGTGCGCCTATAGCTTGCGACGGTGCCGCCCGCTTCGAACCCGGCTGGCGGCCAATCATCCATGTAGTCAGGAACTTGATAAATGACTTCCCGGATTGGAGCGTTCTCGGCAAGACGACCGCACCCAAAGGAAAAGTGAACTCGCTCGCCCATACCCTACTCCCAATAGCTGAACCACAACTCTCCGCGCTCGCATCCTGTTGTTTGAACGCGCAATAGAATATTAAGCCTGACCACCTCGATATCCTCTTTGGACGGGTTTTCGTGGTTCAGTTTGGAGCCTTTGATTTTTAGAGTCTGCACAACTCTGTAGATCGCTCTCACTGCTCCTGACCGTGAGAGTGGCGTGGAAACACTCAATTCATTGGCCAACCGCCCCCATGCTGTGGATCCACCCATGCTGACGACTTTCTCGAGGCCGGAACATCTGCCTTGACCGGACGGTGTCATTAGATCCTCCACATCCGGATCAGCGCATCGAGCCCAATCCGGAGCTTTACGACCTGGTCCGTCCGCGGCTGAACGTTGTCGATGCAGACCCGATCGATGATCTTCCGAACGTCGGTCCCGCAGTCGTAGACGCACATCCACGCCTTGCGCCAGCGGTACGCTGACTTCCCGTCATCCGGTGCATCGGCAGGCGAGGAGCCATTGTCCACCCACTCGCTGAGACGGGGCGAGGACGGACCTGGATTGATGCCCGTTGCCCTGAGAGCCTGCATCCGCGCCATCGCGTACCGACGACCGGCTTCAGCCTGCTTCTCCGAGATGACCCGGCTGACCGGTGCGGCCAGGAGGTCGAGAACACAATCGATCTCGCCCGTGGCGTTCTTCGAGCCGAGCAGCTCCTCCCGGCGCGCCATGGCCTCCGGCGTCGGGCCTGGGCGATCGTACTCGCTCTTCCGGATCTGGCCGTTCGGCTGACGTGGGGCGAGTGCGCGACGTTTCCTGCCTGCGCGGCGACGTGGTTTCTTAGCCATTGGTGACCTCCTCCGGCGGTTCAAATAAGTCTGATGTGGCGTAGTCGGGGACGAGCTCTGCAGCCTGGAGACGGAGTATCCGGGCCTCGAGCTCTTTGGCTTCGGCCTGAAGACGCAGGACATCTGCTCGGGCTTTCACCCGGTCCCGTAGAATCTCGGCGACCGCACGCCCTAGCTGGGTCTTCATTTCGATGTGGCGGAGCCACTGGCGTTCCTGCCATGCGCGGCCGATCGGCATGTTCGGTGCGCGCCAGAGCGCGACCTTCATCAGGAACCAGTCCGGCACTTCGGCTTTGCGGACCTGCGCACGCTTCCGCCGTTTGAAGTTGCCGTCCTCGAGGACCAGCCAGCCAGCCTCTGCAGGGATCTCGTCCTTGCTGCAGATGTCCGGCGTCGTCACGAAGTCGAATCGTGTGCAGTACGGCAGGTACTTGCGCCACTTTTCGCTCCGGAGCTCGCCGACGAAATCCTCCCGGCGGGCCTTCACCTCGAAGATTCGAGGGTCGGTCAGCTTGTTGCGTCGGGTGTCGACCGCATAGGCATCGGGCCTGCATTTGTAGAGCTCAATCTCGGCCCACGCAGCCGTGCTGGGCTGGCCGCACAACCAGGTCAGCAGCGTCTGCTGCAGGTGGTCGTGCCCGTTCGGGCGTCGCCACGCATCCGGATCATAGGCGCCGGGCTTCACGAGCGGGTGTGCCTCGCGGTCACCGCCGACCGGCGGATCATGTATTCCGGCGTCTGGTTGGCCGATCGCTGCTGGTGCTCGGCGCAGTAGCTGGCAGTCGCGTCGGAGACGACGCGGCCGCAGAACAGGTGCGCCTCATTGCCCTGCGCGTCGTTAACCGGCCAGCGACACTCATTTCGTGCCAGTTCTATGATCTCCACACGCCGCATCGGCTCTGCCTTCCTGGGGGCACGCTTCGCTTTCGGGAGCTTCGGTTCCTCACGCTTTGCCGTTTGTGGCGCGACAGGCGGCGACACAGGCGGTTTCGGGGCCGGAGGCGGCTTCGGCGCCATCTTCTTCCTGATCTGCACAGGGCGCGAAGGAATCGCGCGGCTGTCGAGTTGCAGGCGGTGGCGCCGGCCGATCACGGAATTGCGGCTGCGGCCGTTGCCGAACCGTGCGTTCAAGAGCCGGGCGATCGTGGTGGCCGAGTGGCCCTGCGCCCATTCCTGCCGGAGCATCGCGTCCTCGGCCGGCGCCCATGCTATACCTCTTCCGCTGCTCATGCGCTGATCACCTCCGGTGTGGATTGTTTCTGGAAAAGGCCGACCAGGGTCTGCATGCCCTCGGAGGTATCCAGCCGCTGCAGGCGGCGGAACCAGTTGGCCGGCCATAGATCGATCGTGGTGGAGGGCGACCAGGTGTCGATGCACCAGGCCTCGAAGTCCGTGTTTTCGACGCCGATGCTGATCAGATCCACCTTGGCCACGAGGCCGGTGCAGATCGGACCGTTCGCCGGGTATGACTTCAGCACCGTGAAGATCTGATTCCGGCACAGCGGAAACTTCGTGCTCGCAAACGGTACGCCCGGCCAGTCGTCCAGGACGCTCGCGACTTTCTCACCGACCTCGAACATCAGGCCGCCCTCCTCTCGATGCTGTATTTTTCGTAAAGCTCCGCCGGGTAGTCGGCCGCAGGATCGCGGGGGTCGATCGGGAACTCATAGCGCTCGCCGATCCACTCCCCGAGCTGGGGCAACATACGGAAGCTGAATTCCAGCTCCTCCGCCCAAGGTTTGCGGACTTGCGCCGAATCGTCAGTATCGTGCGCGCGCTCCTGCGGCATCCACTCTCCGAACTTGCGATCTTTGAACCATCGGTGGACGCCAGGAACGAACTTGAAATCTTCGCGCCGGTTTTCCGGATCAGCGAGATAGTTCTCCCAGCCAGCCAGAAGGCGTTCGGCAGAAAACTCCTTCAGAAGATTTTTGATCTGCCCCTGCAGGAGCTCGACCGACGAACGCCCCCGCGATGACTTCGGTGATGCGTTCCAAATCTTCCGAACCGCATCGCTCACGCTCGCGGGTGGTTCAGTGGATCCTTCATTGGATTCTTCTATTGGACTATTCTGTGGACTCTGTGTCAGGGGGTCGCGGACACTCTGTCCGGGGGTCGCGGACTCTGTGTCAGGGGGTTGCGGACATTCTGTCAGGGAGTTGCCAACGTTTTGTTCTCCGGCTTCATCCTGCTCGGACAAATTGTCCGGTAGTTTTGAGAGGCGAGTTTCGAGGCTCTCAAGGACGTCCGGAAGCGCACGAATGGTCTTCAATCTGATATCCCAAACCTTGATCTCCCCGCCCCGGAACTTCTTTGTCCCGACCTGACTAATGACGCCCAGTTCAGAGAGGGTCGTCCAAGCGCGCCGGACCGTCCTGGCTGTGATTTCGCACCGGGCTGCGAGCCTGTCGGCGCTAGGCCAGACGTGAGTGTCATCGATCTCGTTCACATGAGCGGCCATCATGGTCATGACCTGCTTCAGGGTCGGCGACCCGAACCCCTTTCTCATAACAAGCGCCATTACTTCGAAGTTCATACGAGTTGCTCCTCCAATTGTTCGAGTTCTGATTTGCTGGTGACGAGGCAGTCGGTGCCGGCATCGTAGTGCGCGACGATCCGGCCGACCTGGCCGTGACGGTTCTTCGCTGCGTTGAGCTCGATCTTGCCTTTGGCGTCGGAGATGTCCGACCACCACTGCATCCACTTCTTTTCCGTCTCGCTGCCACTGGCGCCATGCGGCGGCTCGGATTTGGCGAGGTAGTATTCGTCGCGGTAGCAGAAGATGACGATATCGGCGTCCTGCTCGATCGACCCGGAGCCCCGGAGGTCAGCCAGCTGGGGACGTTTGTTTTCCCGCATTTCGCACTGGCGGCTGAGCTGGGAGAGCAGAATGATCGGGACGTTCAGGTCCTTGGCCAGCTGCTTTAGCGCTGAAGTCGTTCGCCCGAGCGCAGCCGCTTCGCTCTCTCCCGGCCGGAACATGAGGTTCATGATCTGCAGGTAGTCGATGACGATGAGGTCCAGGCGGCCAGCAGAGCGCTTCAGCGCCCGCGCACGTGCCGCGATATCGCCGACGCTGAGTGCGCCCGTGTCATCGCAATACAGCGTGTCAGGGATGGCGTTGCGGCCTTCACGCAGGATCGCCAGCTGGTTGATGCCGAGAGATCCGTTGCCGGCGTCCTGGTATTCGACCCGCCCTGCCCCGGTCTTGTGTGCGAGCGAGGAGATCAGGCGGATATCGTAGTCGGACTTCTCCATCTCGAGCGAGAAGAAGCCGACCACATTGTTTCCGTCGCCATGGTCTGCCCGATCGGCAGCGACCGAGGCCGCTATGTTGGAGGCGACCCCCGACTTGCCCATACCCGGGCGGCCGGCGAGGACGATAAGGCGCCCCGGCACCAGGCCGCCGATCCTCTTGTCGAGTTCAGGCAGGCCGCTACGGAGCCCTCGGACCTGCCCGGGTTTCCCGTTCTGGACGATGTCCTCCATCTGCGCGTAGACGCGCACGGAGGATTCTGAAGCGGCCTCCCACTTCGAGCCGCGCAGGTGCATGTCCTCGATCGCCTGAAGGCTGTCACGCGCCTCCTCGAGCCATTCGGAAGGGTTGGTGCCCTCTTTCGGGTGACGTCCGCTGTCCTGCATGAGCTGGCCGGTACTGATCAGCATGCGGCGAGCAGCCGAGTTCCGGACCATCACACAGTAGTCGGTGAGCTCAGCGCCAAAGGCCGCGGACTCAAGCAGGTCGATCAGGTAGTTTGCACCACCGATGTCCCGGACCTCCGGAGTCTGCTCAGCCCATTCGTGCATGATCACACCATCAGCGGTGAAGCCCGCTTCAATCAGGATCATTGCCCGATGGAAAATCTTCTGGTGCGCGACCGCATAGAAGTCGTCCGCGCGAACAATCTCCCGGATCCGGTCGAGGTCCTGATTGTTGAACAGGATCGCACCAAGGATCGCGGCCTCTGCGGAGAGGTTGTGCGGCTGCTTATCCGCCTCACCTTCCCGCTTCTGGCCGAAGCCGTGCACCCGGGCCATGTCGCTACCGTCAGCCATTACAACCTCCATGAGCGCTCTGAGGAACCGTCACGGCCACATCGCCGCCCCCATCGAATTCCAGTTCGTCAAACTTGGTGGCCTCGTTGCCCCATGTGTCCCACCCGGGGCGGCTCTGGCGGCTGAAGAGTTCCAGGCGGCGCACGCCCGGCACCAGCGCTTCAGCGGCCGCAAAGGCCTCGTCCGGCTTGCGGGAATGCTCCCGGGCTTCGGCCATGATCACGGAGCGGACGTTCTTGGCCGTTTCAGGATTGCCGTTCGTGGCGATCAGAAACGGCTCATTGGCGCTTCTAAGGCGGTATCCGGTGCCGAAATGCAGCTTCCCGGTGCGGGTGGTCTTCACCCACGTGCCGGCAGTCACGTACCGGAATCCCCACGCTTTGATGACCTCAATCGCTTGCGGGAGCATCGGGTTGGTTGCCCAGAGCCACAGAAGGCAGTCGCCCGCAGCGAGCTCGCCGACCGGCAGCGCCTTGATGTCCTCAAGCGGCATGCAGTCGTATTTTGCACTGGCGTTTTTATGCGCACCCTTGTCGGACCAGTTCTCAAACGACCATGGCGGGTCCGCCATGATCAGCCCGTAGGAGAAGGGCTGCAGCTTCGCGAAAACAGGTTCCGGATTACCGTCCTTAGCCGCCATATGAACAGGATCGACGGAAGTGGCGGCTTCCTCCCCTGCCCCCGGCGCGGGATTGACCTCCGAGGAGGCAGGACAGTCTTGTTTACCCAGTCCGTCCGGAACGGCATTGGGGGAGTAGGCCGGGGCTTGTTCGAAATCAGTCATGGAGCACACGCTCGTTCGCCTCCAGGAGTTCATATGCGCGCTCAATCTCGCAGGCCGCATCGACCATGCAGAGCGCTGCTTCCTTCAGCGCAGGGTGTCCCTTCTCCATCAGGCGGCTGGCCTGGGAGCGCATCTGCACCGCCAGCTTCCGCATCTGCTCTGGATACCGGTGCGGCTCGACATTCCGCATGACACCATCCGCATGCAGTGTTTGCGTCACCTGCGAGGGGTGGCATGGCACCCGGCGGGCGATCTCCATGTTGGTGCATCCCTCCGCGTGCAGCTCGCGGATTCGTGCGGCTTTAGATCCATGCTTCACAGCAACATGCCTCCTGCTTCCTGAGCGATCGCAGCCTTGCGTTCGACCCATTGTTGAAAATCGTGCTCGAACCAGATCTGGACGCCGCGCAGGAACACCGCGCAGGCATCCGCCTGGTCATGGTTTGCGGGAGAGAAGCCCCACTCGGTGGCGAGCCGGACTCCATGCTCTTCCTTTTGGGTCTTGGAGAACTTGCCGCTGCCGTAGCAGACCTTCTTGGCCTCGGCGTTGTTGATCTCGCGGACCCGGATGCGCTGCTGGTGGCAGCGGAGTTCAATCAGTGCGCCGAGCGAATACAGCTTCCGGCGGCTCTCGAAGCTCTGCTTCCCGAACTGGATCGGGCCTTCATAGAAAACGAAGTCGACACCGTCCAAAGCGCGTTCCAGCCACTTGTCGAGCGCGTTCAGGGTGGGGCCGAGTTCCTTGCCAAAGGAGCCGAGCCCCAGCGATCCCGTTTTCACGGGACCGCCAGGGTGGCCCTTGCACCAACCCGTCCGACTTGCTGAAGGGTCGATGGCGAGGATCATGCCGCGTCCTGGTTCGGGTCGGCGTCATCCCACTCTTCGTCGTCAGCGGAGTATCCCTTCGGACCATCACCGCCATCGTCGTCGTTCGAGGCCATGTCCTCGATGTCCATCTGCCGGCCGATGCCGAGCTGGTCGAGCGCATGAACAAGCGCCCGGCGCGACCGGGAGGATTCTGCGCTGTCGTCCTGCTCGAGCTTGTCGAACTTGCGGACGATCTTGAAGATCCAAGGGGGCAGCGAGTGCTGCTGGTTGAAGCGATCGAGTAATGCTTTCTGGGCATCCCCCTTCTCGCTCTTCTCGTCGTTCAGCGCCTCATAGTCATCGAGAGCTGTCCGGATGTCCGATTGGGTCGCCGGCACGAAGATCGTCGGCGCGTCGTCGGATTTATCTTTCGCATCCTTTGCCATGCGAGAGGTTCCTTCTGTCAGGCAGGACTTCGTTTCAGCTATTGTTGGCCCAATAGCTCGCGGGACGCGGCGCCTGCCGGATGCCGGTCTCGATTTCGTTGAGGATCATCATTCCACGATCGATCAGCGCGTGACCGTCGAAGACCAGGTCACGGTCAGCCACGGCCTCACCCATTGCGACCATCGCTTCGCCACGCGAAATCATTCTTTCTGCGGAACGGGTGCGCCACAGCACACGGGTTCGCAGAAACCATATCTGCAGACGGAGACTGGCTGCTCTCAAGGCACGCCCGAAGACGCGCCGCTTCCTGTTCAAGTTCATCAATTTGCCTCTCCAGCCGGTCAGCGTGGGCTTCGATCTCGGGCGAAAACATCGCCAACAGCCCGTCGCGACCCATATCTTTAATGATTGCGAGAAGTGCCTCGCCTCGGGGCTCACGCCCCTCCTCTACCCATCCCCGCGCGGTCCTAAGATCGACGCCGGTCATCCGGGCACTGTGCTTTGCAGCGTCCCGTCCAAACCGCCCACGCAGGTAAGAACTAATCCGGCTTCCAAGCCGCAAATTTTGGGGATTCTCGCCCTCGAATTGCATGTCTCATCTCCTCCATATTCCGATCGGAAAGGAGGCCATGTGAAAAACAGACCGGATGAACTTCGGGACGAGGCGCGTAACCTGGTCAGGGCCGCCTCTTTCCTTATCGTCAGTGCCGAGCGCAAACTTGAGCTTGCCCGGCAGCTGGAAGGGATGAGCAGGACGGGGACGACGAAAGCGGGGACTGACGCCCCGCCCTGCTCCGGACGCGCCACCCGTCGGCAGGGTGAGGGAAACGCGCGCGAGTGACGCGTCCGATTTCATGGAGCGCTGACATGCAGCGCACGAACAAAGGAAGCGGGAGGCTGTCGTCGCCGGGGTCATTGAGCCCCTCCGAACAAAGCAATGAACCCGGCGAAGATTGCCGCCCACATCAAACTTGAGAGGCCAACGATGGTGACAAGACATGCCCACGCAGGCCAGCGCTCGCTGCCCGGCTCAATCCGCCAGTGCACCGTCCGGTCCTGGATGCGCATCGGGCGCGGGATCGGGTGGGCGTGGCTCATGCGGCCGTCTCGTAGAAGTCGTTGGCCGAGACCTGACCATCCGTCGCCTTGGCAATCTCAAGGACGATTTTCGGTTTCGGAACGCGCGTTCCCTGCTTGTAGCGATAGAGCGCCTGACGGGAGACGCCGATCTTTTCGGCGAACTCGGTGTCCGAGATGGAGTTGCTTGAGAGCCATTCAGAAAGTTTCATGCGAGCTTTATGTAACCAGTCTGGTGACAATGCAAGTCACCATTCTGGATTATCGCGGTGTCCCCGTTCCGGTGACATGGTGGCTCCGATGACAATGGACGGGAAATGGCCGAACGGACTCGCTGACCTGGTGGAGCGCCGCGACACCAACCAGGCGGAGCTGGCCCGGCACCTGAAGACCAGCCGGCAGAACGTCGGGCGGTGGGTCAAACAGTCACGAAAAATCCCCTTGGATATGGCGGAGAAGATCGCCGACTACTATAGGGTGCCGGTGACCGAGATTATTTACGAAGACGGCGGGGGCATCATTTCGGCCCCACTGATATCTTGGGTGAGCGCGGGGAAGCTGGCCGAGGTCCGCAAGTCCAGCACCATTCAGGAAATCGAGGACGCGCCGCGCGTCCTGGCGCCGGACCTGCCGACAGGCGACTGGATCGCCCTCTCGGTCACAGGCGACTCCATGGACCGGATATCGCCTCCCGACAGCGTGATCTTCGTGAACCTGAAAGAGAAGGCGCTTGTCCCGAACGCATGCTACGTCATCGCGGATGAAGAAGGCGACGCCACCTACAAACGCTATCGCCCGGATCCGCCCAGGTTTGAGCCGGTCTCGGTCAATAGCGAGCACGAGCCTCTGTTCGTTCAGGACGGACAGTCCCCAACCATCATCGGACGCGTCCGAAAATCGATCCTTAGTCTCTGAAATGTTTCAAAAAATCATCTATAGCGCCTGCCGGCACACTGTTGTCGCCGCCCTCATCGCCGCACCATACGCCCTCGCCGAGCCTGCCGATCGGGAACCCGGCGTCGAGGTCGAGCATAGCCCCGGTGCCTACTCGACGCTCTGGGGCAGCATCGACGGCTGGGAGCTCTGGTCCATCGAGCTCGAGAGCGGCCGGGTCTGCGATGCACTGAAGGCACAGGATGGCAAAACCCTCCCCGCCCCCGCCTATGATGGCATTTTCGCCAACGCCGATCCGCACGTGATGATCCTCGGCAACGAGGCACTGCCCTTCAAGCTCTCGCAGATCCAGAGCCCGGACAAAGCCGATCTGGCAAAGGAGTTTCGACTGAAGGGTGAGCGGTTCTTTACCGAGTATCACTATAAGAACACGCACTGGGCAGACTTCGACGGCCAGGAAGTCGAATTCCATATCGCAGGTCGACGCCGCTCCGGCGAAACCTTCGACACCACCTTCACAATCGACATGACCGGATCAGCAGCCGCGTCAGCGTGGGTGGATGCCTGCCTGACGAAACCTGCCGCTCCGTAAGCTTTCGCCCCCAAAAATCGCAAACACATCACGCGGGGGCGAACTGCGCCATCGCGAGTGTCACCATTTTGGCAACTTTTTTCTCTGAAGCCGGTTGACCTGTAACCACTCTGGTTACATGTTCGCGACACCAGAGGAGACCGAAATGGCTACCGAGACCCCGTACCAACTGATCGAGCGGCTGCTGGCTTTCCGCGACAGCGGCAAGCTCACCCGCGAAGAGCGCGACCTGATCGCGGACGCCTGCAACATGGTTTCGCGGCAGACCGACGCCCTTAGCCACGCTGGTTCTTACATCCGGCTCTGGACTGACGACCGGGAATGCAAGCTGCTCCCGACGCCTGAGAGCCTCGCTGAAGCGGCAACGCGGGTCGAGATCGGTCTCTCCAAGGCTTTCACGGCGAGGGCTGCCTGATGGCCTATAATCCGGATGCCTCCCGCAATCTCACTTATCCGAACAGCATCGGTCCTGCGTCGATCACCGCCTTTGCGGATGCAGCGCCCGCCGGATCGTACACCGCCCGCCTGAAGGGCGAGGTCGCCATGTGGCTCCGCGAGCGCGGGCCTGACCATGAATACACGCAGGCCGCACGGAAGCGCCTCCACGATCACCTGATGCTGACCGGCCGGGAGCACCGGGCCGGGCAAGAGGAGCGGGCGGCATGACACACCCAAGCGTAACCGCTGACCGCGTCATGGACGCATGCGAGCGACAGATGAGTTCGCTCGACAATCCCGGCTTCTGCCTCGCCTGCGGGGCTGAGGCGGATGGATGCGAGCCGGACGCGGAGAACTACGAGTGTGAGGCCTGCGGTGAACACCAGGTCTTTGGAGCCGATGAAATTCTTCTGAGCCGGAGGTACGCATGAGCGGCTTCGTCATCGACTTTCACGCCGAGCGCAACGCCCGCATCGAAGAGGCGAACCTCGCCAACGCGCGCCGCCAGCTCGAAGCGGCTGCGGGCATGGCTGTCACCCACCTGATCGCAGGCCTGCCCGGCGCCGCCGAGGCTCAAGCCATCATGGACAAAGCATTCGCAGAGAGACTGCCGGAGGAGCTGACTGAAGAGTCGATCCTCCGGCAGATGGAGAACAACAACGCAGGGACAGCTCACGGAGAGCAGCCGATTCCTAATCGGAAGGCGGGCGATGCATCGTTCGGGTTCGACTCCCCCTCCCTGCTCCAATCACATGAGGAGTCCGAAGGATGATCCGATCACGATCCACCCGCGACCGCGAGCGCATCGACTATGAGGGCCACCGCGCCGTCACGATGCTCACGCTCGAAGCCATCGGCCTGAAGGTCCGGGGCGAGGAGCGAAAGGCCGAGGCCAGGTACCGGATGGCCCGCGACCTCGAGCGCGCGCTCAACGGCCAGCAGACCGGTTTCGACACGCTAGGCGGCCGCGGAGAGTGGTTGAAGCAGCGGGAGCAATCAGCATGAGCGTCGACGGTAAAACGAACGAGGGCTTGACGCTGCACCTTGTCGAGGCGCTGCGTGGACTTCAGGGCGCGCAGTACCGCATTGTCACCGCTATCGAAGAGCTCAACGCGCCGAAGCCGGAAGGCATCCACGCGCACGATGAGACCGCTCTCCGCCTTACGGCTGAGGCGCTCGAACACAACGTCGATTTCATCAAGTACGCCAAGCAGACCTGCGATCTGCTGGCGGCGCGCATCCAGGAGACCAGAATATGAACCCCATCAAACTCGAACCCGACCAGCAGATCACGGAGGATGGTGTCTACCTGATCCCGATCGAGCGTTACCACCATGACCCGAACCTCTGCGATGGTCCGTCTATCAGCTCCTCCGGCCTCCGGACGCTGATCACCTGCCCCGCTAAATACTGGGCCTATTCCATCTACAACCCTGACCGCCGGGAGCCGGAGGAAAAGCAGGTCTTCGCCTTCGGGAAGGCCGCGCACGCCCTGATCCTGGAGGGCGAGTTACCGCCCGATCAATTCCAGATTTCGCCCTTCGACTCCTTCCGAACGAATGAGGCGAAGGCATGGAAAGCCGAGATGCAGGCGGCCGGCATCACCATCCTCAAAGAGGACGACATGGCGACGATCGCCGATATCCGGCAGGCGCTTCTCCGCGAGCCACTGATCCAGAGCGGCCTCTTCGACGGCGCCATCGAATGCTCGCTGGTATGGCGGGACAAGAAGACCGGGATCTGGCTGAAGAGCAGGCCGGACACGATCCCCAACGATGACACGCTCGTAGACGCCAAGTTCGTCGCCGACGCCAGCCCGCGCGCGCTTTCCTTCGCCCTCGCTGACTATGGCTACCACATGCAATTCGCCCTCGGGATGGAAGGCATGGCGGTGGTCCTGAAGCGGGTCATCCAGAACTGCGCGATCGTCGCCTGCGAGAAGAAGTACCCGCACGTCACCCAGATCGGCGCGGTCGACCCTGAAGCCCTCGAATGGGGTGCACGCCTCAACCGCCAGGCGATCGATGAGTTCGCTGACCGGATGAGCACCGGAGACTGGCCCGGCTACGAGCCCGGGCCGATCACGATCTTCCTGCCCGATCACGTCAAGAAACGGCTGGAGGCAAACAAGAACATCATCCCTGAAGTCCCCAGCCTGGAGGAAATGACCCATGCCTGACACCGCAACCATCGGACACAACTCTGCCGCCATCGGTGAGATGATCACCGAAGACCCAGCCATCATCTTCCGCGACGAGGAGACCCTCGCGCAGCTGATCGAGGAGATCGAGGAGAAGATCGCGGGCCGCGATGTGAACCTCGAATCCAATGCGGGGCGCACGGAGATCCGCTCCTTCGCCTACCAGATCGCGCAACTCAAATCCGCGATCGACAAAGCAGGCGCAGATCTGAACACCGACCACAACGCTGCGATCAAGCGGGTGAACACGATCCGCAAGACGGCCCGTGAGCGGCTTGATCTCCTAAAGGACAAGGCCCGCGCACCGCTGACCGAATGGGAGCAGGCGGAGGAAAGGCGAAAGGTTCAGGTCGACGATTTCTTCAACATGCTGAACAACGTTCCGAACGGAACGGTCAGCGCCTGCGAAGAATACCTTAAGTGGCTGGATAGCCTGCAGGTCGATGAGGAGCTCCTGCTCGACCGGACGGCCGAGGCCCAGAACACGATCAACTCCCGCCGGACGCAGGTCCAGCAGGCGCTAGAGGAAGCCCGGCAGGCTGAAGCTGACCGCGCTGAGCTCGAAAAGCTCCGCCAGGAGAAGGCCGCCCGCGAGGAGGAGGAGCGCAAAGCCGCTGCTGCCAAGGCCGCGGCTGAGGCCGAAGAACGCCGCAAGGCCGAGGAGGCCGAACGCATCAAGGCCGCTGAGGAACGCGCCCGCAGGGAGGCCGAGGAGAAGGCCCGGGCCGAAGCCGCAGCCGCTGAGGCTGAGCGCAAGGCCGCTGAGGAGCGCAAAATCGCCGAGGCCAACAAGGCCAAGGAGGATGCCGAACGCCGCCTCCGCGAGAAGGAGGAGGCCGAGGCGAAGGCAAAGGCTGAGGAGGCCGCCCGCGCTGCCGACCGCGCCAACCGCGCCAAGGTCATGAACGCAGCTTCCGAAGCCATAGCCCGGATCGGCATGGTCTCGGACGCTGCCGCATCGGACATCGTCACCGCGATCATCGCGGGCGAGGTCCCCAACGTTTCACTCAAATTCTAGGAGGCCACATTGGCAGACGGAAATCAGACAGGGGAACTGGTGCACGCCACTTCGGACACGGGACTGGTCCCGGCCGGTGGCGGGTTCATGGCAGCCCCGAGGACCTTCGAGGACCTCAAGGAGATGGCCAAGTACATGGCCAAGGGCGAGCTCATGGTCGGCGCATCGGTCCGCGGCAATCCCGGCGACTGCATGGCTGTGATCATGCAGGCCGGACGCTTCGGCATGGACCCCTTCGCGCTCAGCCAGAAGACCTATGTGGTCACTGACAAAGCAGGTGTGCGGAAGATCGCGTATGAGGCTCAGGCCGTCACTTCCATGATCTTCGCCAGCCGCGCCATCGAGGGGCGCCTGCGATATCGGTATGAGGGCGAGGGGTTGAACCGCCGCGTCATCGTCACCGGTCGAGTAAAGGGTGACAAAGAGGATTGCGAGATCACCACACCCACGGTGGCGGAGATCAAGGTCAAGAACAGCCCGCTCTGGACCAGCGACCCGGATCAGCAGCTTGCCTACTATGGCTCGCGCGCATGGGCTCGGCGCCATACCCCGGACGTCCTGATGGGCGTCTATGACGTCGAGGAGTTCGAGTCGACGGGCCGCTATGTCGACGTCACGCCGGAACGCAGCCAGTCCCCTGCCGATCGGCTCACCGCCTCGATCACCAAGAGTGCGGAGGAGCGGGCGCAGGAGCCGGCTGCCGAGCCGGAACCCAAGGAGGAGGTTCAGGACGCCGAGTTCGCCGAGGATCCTGAGAACGACCCTATTGACCGCTACGTCGATGATCTCCGTCGAGAGTCTCCTGCTTACCGGGAGATGTGCGGTGTCGATGAAGATGGAGAGCCGCTTGCTCCAGAACGCCAGGAAGAGGAATTCGCTTGCGCAAGTGAGGGGAATGCTCAGGGCGACCTGCTGGTCAGTCAGCCGAAGACGGACGGCAATGGCGCGAAGCTGAAGAAGTCCGCCCCCACAGGCCAGACCAGCGCCGCCGCCGCGGTCGAAAAGGCAAAGGCTGAAGCGGCCTCGGAAACACCGGAGAAGCCCGGCGACATGGTCCGCACCAGCGAAGGCGCGCTCGCATGGGCGCACCAATGGGCTGCCTATTACTGCTCGATCCCGAAGAGCGAGGAGGATTGGTTCATCGATGAGACCGCCGCCAGCATCCGGATCTGCAAATCAATCAATTCGCAGGCGGAGGACATCTTCAGCAATGCGATCAACTACGGCCCGGATGTCGCGGCCGACAAGAAGGCCATGAAATGAGCGAGGAGCCGGAAGCCCCCACGCACCAACAGCGTGTAGCGGACCTGGCCGTCGAATTCTCGCGGTTCATGGCCCGGCAGGAGGAGCGCGAGATCGTCGTCTGGCAGCACGTACTCGCTGAAGCACAAGTCACGCTGGCCAAGTGGGCCGCACAACCAGAGCCGGAGGGCGAAAATGAACCTGATGATATTGGATACTGAGACCACAGGCATCGAGGACGATGCAAAGGTGGTCGAGATCGCGGGCATCCCGCTGACGATCGAGCCGGGCATGACCAGGTTCCTGCGCGGCGCTCCGGTCGAGACGCTGGTCCACCCCGGCATCCCGATCCCTCCGACCGCGTCGGCGATCCATCACATCACGGACGCTGACGTTCGGAACGCGCCGAGCTTCGAAGATGCCATCCATCTTTTCGAAGGTCATGACGTCTACGTCGCACACCACGCTGAGTTCGACCGAAAGCATGTCGGACGCCTTGGGGACAAATGGATCTGCACCCGCAAGTGCGCTTACGTCGAATGGGAGGACGCGCCCTCGTATGGCAACCAGGCGCTCTCCTACTGGCTCGGAACCCCTCGCCCGCCAGCAGGCTGCGGACACACCCACCGGGGCCTGTTCGACAGCTACACGACCCTCGGGATCTTCGAGCGGCTGCACGAAAGCGGCTGGACTATCGAACGGATGATCGAGGTGTCGAACAAGCCGACACTCCTCCGGTCCTTCAACTTCGGGAAACATGCAGGCAAGCCGATCGTGCAGGTGCCCCGCTCCTACATCCAATGGATGGACGGGCAGCCCGACTGGGACCCGGACGTCCGGCACACGATCAACCACATCCTCGGAAGGAAATAGCCATGAGCGAGACCAACGCTGACACCGCCCCCGCATTCGAAGGCTGGGCCATCCTTGAAATCATGGGCCATCGGACCCGACCCGGCTTCGTGCGCGAGGTCGAGATTGCGGGCGGGAAAATGCTCCGCGTCGATATCCCCACGGTCGATGGAGACATAACCGAGTTCTACACAGCTCAGTCGATCTACGCGCTTCGTCCTTGTTCGGAGGAGATCGCAAGGAATGCTGCTCAGGACCGCTGGGGTGCAATGCGCAAGCCGGTCAGGCCGGTCGATTATCGGGAGGAGGGTCCCGCCTCAATTGGGCACGATACCGATGACGATGACTTCGACGGCATGGGCGAGTTCTGATGACTTGCCAGCACGTCTCCCTCCCCGGCGGCGGCCACGCCATCGTCTGCGGCCCGACCCGGCGCTGCAAATGCGGGAACAAGGCCGCCCGGCTCTGCGACTGGAAGGTGCCGACGAAGAAGTCCGGCACATGTGATGCACCTTTGTGCGCACGCTGCACTTCATCACCCGCCCCGGACAAGGACCTGTGTCCAAAGCATGCTGCCGAATGGCAGCAGAGACAGGAAGCGAAAGTGAGCCAATGAAAAACATCCACTATCACAGCGATAAAGCTGCAAGCCTTCGGACCGTCACCGGGTGGGTGTCCAGCGATGGCCGCTTCTATGGCAAGGACGAGCATCTGGCGCGATGGGCGGGCTGTACGCACAAGACCTGCGTGTGCGGGAAGATCACGAGCAAACACTATACGATCTGCGACAGTTGCCGAGAGGAGAAGCGGGCCGAACGTTACCGCGCGATGCCTGAAGGTAATCCGGGTGATGACATGGTCTATTCGGATTCCGGCCAGCGCTACTTCAACGACGTGGACGATGCGCTCGACTATGCCGCTGAAGAAGGCTGTTCGATTGCTGACCTTGATCTGGTCTGCTGCGAACCGGCGTACATGAAAGGCATCGATTGGGAGCACTGGGAGGACGATCTTCCAGAGGACCGGATGCTCTCCGACTGCGCACCCAAGGCGATCATCGACAAGTTGGAGGAACTAAACACGCTGATCCGTGAGGCGAAGATAGTCCTCTCATGGTGGCCGGGAAAAGAACGCGTCTCCGACGAGATTGTCCTATCCCTGCAGGCCCAGCTCGATGGCGACCGGAAGGTTCTGGAGGGTTCTGATTGATGCCCGCCCCCACCCGCTGCGTCGAATGCCCCTCCACTGACTTCGAACTGGTCGGTGGGGAGGTCATCTACCCGCACCGCCCGGACCTTGCGTCGAAGAAATTCTGGCGCTGCAGCTGCGGCGCCTATTGCGGCTGCCATCCGACGACGGAGGACCCGCTGGGTTTCCCGGCCGGCCCTCAGACCAGGAGCGCCCGGAGCCACGTTCACGCGAAGCTGGACCCGCTCTGGCAGGATGCGCCGTCGCTCTACAAGCCCGGCGGCAAGCTCAGCCCCAACCAGATCCGGTCGATGGCGCGCACCCGCGTCTACAAATACCTCGCCGACCGGATGGGGATCACCAAGAAGGAATGCCACACCGGCATGTTCACCATCGAACAGTGCCGGCAGGCCTACCGCATACTGATGCACCTCTCCTACCGGGATGTGCGCAACTGGATTCACGAACAGAGGAGTGCTGCCTAATGGCCTGTGACTTTGATTATCACCGAGCGAACAAATGGCCGATCTATGACCGATACGGGATCTTCTACACGTATGTCTGCGACCGCTGCGAAGACGAGAAGCTCCCGCCGCATCAACGCCAGCACCTTGCCACATATGAGGCAGACGAACCGATCGAGGGCGCAGCATGATGGAATCGAAAATGGACCCTAAGCGCATGGCGCTCATAGCGACCGCAATGGCAATGGCCGCTGCAGACGAAGCACCACCGAAAGAGCGAGAAATTGTTCGAGTAGGCAGGAAGTCCGCCACCCCCGCAGGCGATCCGAACGAGCCTGGCCTCACCCGCCAACAGCGCCGGTACCGCGAACGTCAGGCCGCTAAGGCCGGGAGGAGGAAGTCATGAACCAGCAGGCAGACCAATGGGACGAGACCGTCCGCGGCAAGAAGATGTCGGACGTCACAGGTCGCACGATCTTCAAATACCAGATGCCCGTGAAAGAGCGCTTCAAGATGAAGCTGCCGGAAGGCGCGAATATCATCCGCATGGCAGACCAGGACGGCATGTTCTGGCTCTGGGCTGAGGTCCGCACCGATGTACCGGACGAGGAGCGGACCTTCTGGGCATTCAAGTGCGGCGGCCAGATGCCGGACAATATCGAGCTGCAATACGTCGGCTTCTGCGCGGTGTTCGTGCAGATGGAGCTTGGCCTCTACATCTTCGAGGAAGTCGATGCCCGGCCTTACTGAGCGCAAATACGGCACCCTGCCGACGAAGGTCGCTCACGTCCCCATGGACGTGAAGGAGCTGATGTTCTGGCTCTACTGCCCGATCAAGGTGCCCGGTCTCGCCAACGCGATCCTGCCAGAAACCCTGCGCGTCTTTCAGCCGATGGTCGACGTGGTCGCCGAGACTGAAGATCGGTGGGCGGGGTCCTATGCCTACCTGACGGCCAAGCGCCTCTGGTGCGAGCCGGGCTGCATGGGCCAGCGTCCCGGCTGGCACTCGGACGGCTTCCTCACCGATGACGTGAACTACGTCTGGTACGACGCGGTGCCGACCGTCTTTTTCTACGATGGCAACCTGTACGCCTTCACCGCAGACCACGCGGTCTCGCTCTATGAGATGGAGCACGTCTGCAGCTCGAATCCGATCGCGCACATGGCGCTTCTCAGCCAGAACGTCTTCCGCCTTGATGAGCGCGTCCTCCACCGGCCGGCCACTGAGTTTCAGCCCTGCTTCCGGACCTTCGCCAAGATCAGCATCTCGTCGGAGCGCTACGCACACGAGGGCAACGCAATCAATCACCACCTGGGAGACCTCTGGCCGAAGCACCCGCGCGGGGCAGGCCGGAACTGCCCGCAATCTGGGGGACAAGGATCATGACCGACGATCGCAAGATAGCGAGGAGCGCATGCCGCAAATGCGGCGGGCCCCTCCAAACCCGGACGGGCGGCAAGTGGTGTGATCGCTGCGGGTATCAGTCCGGAGACCGATCAGTTGGAAAACCATCGAGGAGGAAGTCATGACCACCCGCCCTATCATCTTCAGCACCGCGATGGTCCAGGCGCTGCTTGCCGGCCGGAAGACGCAGACCCGCCGCCTCGGCACATCGCCGCTCCGGCATGTCGAGGTCGGGGACCTGCTATGGGTTCGAGAGGCATTCAAGCTGTCGGAGTCCGACGACGATTATAAACCATCTGAGGTGTCTTCGGACCGGCCGGTGGACTATATGGCTGGCCCGGTCACGCTCCCGATCCTAACGGGACGCGGGCGACCATCCATCCACATGCCCCGCTGGGCCTCGCGCCTGACACTGAAGGTCACCCGCGTCCGGCATGACCGGCTTTTGATGCTGACCGACAACGATGCAGTTGCAGAGGGTATAATCGGCGATGATGTGATCACCGGCGCCCACTGCAATGGCGGCGTACATCAGGAGGTCGTTGAACGGCGCTATTTCAATCCGGTCAGGACCGACGATCATGAGGGGCACGAACACGCCCCGGACGCGTTCGCCGAACTCTGGAATGGTCTCCACGACAAGCCCGGCGAGCGCTGGGAGGACAATCCGATGATCGTGGCCCTGACGTTCGAAGTTCACCACTGCAACGTCGATCGGATGGTGGTCGCACCATGAGCCGAATGACCACCATCACCGAGGACCAGGTTGCCCAGATCGCTGAAGCGCTCAGCGCGTGGCAGGCCACGTGGCTGGCACGCAATCCGGACCTCTCGCACATGAACGAGGAGGAGTTTCGTCGCGCTCGTCGGCAGGCATATGAGAAGGGCCTTCCCGCGCTGGAACTCCTGACCGAACTGCACTCGCAATGCTTCAGGGGGAAGGCATGATCCGCCAGAAGCAACTCATTCAGCACAATCCCGCCGCGGGCCAGTGGGGCGATTGCTTCCGGACATCGGTGGCGTGCCTGCTCGGTGTGCCTGCGGAGGAAGTCCCGCACATCGCGGACGGTGGCGGCTCGTGGCTCGACTCCGCCGTGCGCCGAAAGCTTCAGGCCTACCTGCGCCCCCGGAACCTGATGCTTGGCCGGATCGTCACCACCATGCAGGACGATACGACGCTCTTTTCCCACCTCGACTGGTGGTACCAGCAGAACCGCCATCTGGCGTGCCTCGTGACCGTGCAAAGCATCGGCTGCAATCATGTCGTCGTCTGCAAGAACCGGGAGGTCTTCTGCGACCCGCTCACCGGAAAGCCTGCGCGGGCGAGCACCTACTCACCGCCGATCGATGAGAGCCTTGGACTCCCCTACTGGGAGACATTCTTCCTGTGTTGGATTCCGTGATGACGACGCCACTAACCAGAGATGAGTTTGCCGAGCGCGTAGGTTTCCCATGGCGGAGCCTGCGAGACATTTGCCTTGAGAATGGCCTCGGGATGCGCCTGAATGGCCGCTGGTCCTTCGAGGCCGGGGATGTAGCCGCCGCCAAGGCGCTTCTGAGGAACGACCCATGCCGTATTATATCGAAAAGCGAGAGAACGGATTCTATCGACTTCGCGGGACTCACCACGGTGTCCCAGCTAAAGACCGAAGCCTTAGAACTCGTTCGGCAGAACAGGCAGAAGCGCTCAGGGAAGCAGCAGAGCGGAAGGTCTTCGAACAAGTCGTCCTCGGCAAAAGGCCCTCGCAGACCTTCGCGGAACTTGCAGTCGATTACCTGAAGGCCGGGCGGGATCTTGGCCCGCGCGCTGAGGAGATCATCGCCGACCTCGCTGAAAAGGCGCTGGATGATATTTCGCCGGCTGATTGCGATCGGCTGGCAACACGCATCTATCCGGACGCAAAAGCCTCCACGATCAACCGCAATATCATTTCCCCGGTGAGCGCGATCATGTGCTGGGCCGCTGCGGACAATCGCGTCGCGCTCCGGAAGTGGCCCCGGAAGCGTGAGCGCCAGGCCCGCACGGACTGGCGCAGGCCGTCAGCGATCGAGGATATCATCTCCTCGATCAAGAGCCCGCAAGGGCGAGGTATGGCTGCCCTGCTCGTCGGGTGTGGGCTCCGCGTGTCCGAGGCTGTCTTCCTCGACGGTCGGGACATCGCCCCGGACCTGTCCCAGATCACCGTACAGGGCACAGCGTGGGACGATGACGAGGGAGCCGCGGAGAAGGGCTATGAGGGCACCAAGGGCTTCTACAGCCGCACCGTGCGCGTCCCTGCGCGTGCGCGTGAGCTCCTGGCCCCGGTGACCAGTCTCAAGCCTGGGCGCGCTCTGGTCAATTCCAGGGGCTACCCATGGGCCGACAGGAACGGTCCTCGCAAGATGCTGGAAACCGCCTGCAGGAAATTGGAGGTCCCATCCCTCAGTCCGCACGTCCTGCGCCACACATGGGCGACCTGGCACTACGCAGTGAACAAGGATCGCCTCAAGCTGATGCAGGAAGGCGGCTGGACCGATGACGACCTGATAAAGCGCTATGTTCACCTTTCGGACGATGGTCTCGCCGACGAGGTGATCTCACGCGGTTGGGCAATATCCGGGCAGCCGAAACCGGTCAAAAACGAAAAACCGAATGAAGACAGCGCACAATCTGCATAG